GCTCTTGCTATTGCTCTGGAAGTGATAAGGACACATGGAGATAGATTAACAACAACTAATGTACCATTTACACAAAAGATGGGTTCATTTCAACAATTAGAAACAACATGGTTATAAAGGTGTAATATGGAAAAAGATCCTCGATTAGCTAGGGCTGGTGTATCTGGTTTTAATAAACCTAAAAGAACACCCGGTCATCCTACTAAGAGTCATATTGTAGTAGCTAAGAGTGGTGACACTATTAAGACTATTCGTTTTGGTGAACAAGGTACTCAGGGTTCCCCTAAGAAGGAAGGTGAGTCTGAATCAGAGAAGAAACGCAGAGAAGCTTTTAAAGCTAGACATGCGGAGAATATCTCTAAAGGACCCCTATCAGCGGCATACTGGGCTAACAAAGTTAAATGGTGAAAGAATATGGCTATTGATTTAAACCTACGTGGTAAAGAAAAAGAACAATTAAAGGCTTTGATTAAACCTCAACAGCCTAATAAGCTAGTATACCCTAAACAAGATGGTAAACTAAAAGAGTCTGATGGTCAATTTATGGCTATCAGAGGACAGAATAAATAAATTATCCCTTGTGTCCGAAACTCGTTTCTGAAGGTGTACGAGAGGATAAATAACACTGACCTATACATTTAAGGAACATTATGTCAACAAAGATTATTGCTAAAAAAGGTGGAACTACCACTCTGACATGTACAAAAAAGAACAGCACCACTGGAGATGCTGAGAGTGTAAGTGCTATCACTATTACAGCTGCTTTGCGTAATGACACCTTTGCCACACTTGAGATGCTTACTGTTACTAAACAGGCACAAACAGGTGTGTTTACAATACAAATAAACCCAGAGAATATTGAGGGATTATCCCCTACTACTTTATACATTTACATTAAATATGATTATGGTAATGCTGCTGATATACTAGATCCTATTCCCGTTATCATTGTAGAAACAGGGGATTAATATGGCATATAATACCATTATACAGGTACTTAATACAAGTATAACAGAAGTATCTGTTGATGATGTCACTAATACTTCTTTGTATGCCCCATCACCATACTATACTGAATTAGCTACTGGTGCTATTGGTTTGCCCGGGCCACAAGGCCCCCAAGGTAACCAAGGTATTCAGGGTGTTCAAGGTCTTAAAGGTGATCAAGGAGACCAAGGCGATCAAGGTATTCAGGGTATCCAAGGTATTCAGGGTATACAGGGTATCCAAGGTATTAAAGGTGATACTGGAGATACAGGGGCTACAGGGGCAACTGGTGCTAAGGGTGATACTGGTAACACAGGTGCTGCAGGAGCTGCAGCTACAATAGCTGTAGGAACTACTACAACTGGTGCGGCAGGTAGTTCTGCAACTGTATCTAACTCTGGAACATCCTCTGCTGCTGTATTTGATTTTAGTGTACCACAAGGTATTCAAGGTATACAGGGTATTCAAGGTATACAAGGCATACAAGGTATTCAGGGTGTTAAAGGTGACACAGGTGTAGGATTAACTACAGGTGGTACTGCAGGTCAAATACTTTCCAAAGTAAGTAGCACTGACTATGATGCTCAATGGGTGACTCTCACAGGTACATTAAACTACCAAGGGTCATGGAATGCTTCTACAAATACTCCAACTCTTACAAGTAGTGTTGGAACAAATGGTTATTACTATGTTGTTTCTGTTAGCGGGTCTACTAACCTCAATGGTATTACGGATTGGGTTGTTGGAGATTGGCTCATATTTAATGGAAGTGTTTGGCAAAAGATTGATCAAACAAACCTAGTATCTTCTGTAGCGGGTAGAACTGGTGCAGTAACATTATCAAATACTGATATTAGTGGCTTGGGTACTGCTGCAACAACAAACAGCACTGATTATGCTACTGCTGCACAAGGTGCTAAAGCAGATACAGCTATTCAAACAATTACATCAACTGATGGTAGTGTAGTTGTTACACCATCAGGTACAACAAGTGACCTTAGTGTTGCGTTTTCAGGATCTACAACAAACGTTATTTGTTTAGTTCGTAATAATACTGGAGCGACTCTTACTAAAGGTACTGCTGTCTATATAAACGGTGCTATTGGTCAAAACCCTACAGTAGCTAAAGCATTAGCTACATCGGATGCAACCTCTGCTCAAACTTTAGGTTTGATGACTGCTGACTTAGCTAATAACTCTAATGGTTATGTAACTATTATTGGTTTGATTACTAATATAAATACGTCTGCTTATACGGATGGTGAACAGCTTTATTTAAGTCCTACAACTGCAGGGGCTTTAACAGCAACTAAACCACATGCGCCACAACATTTAGTATATGCAGCTGTTGTAGAACATGCTCACCCCACACAAGGTAAACTGTTTGTTAAAGTACAAAACGGTTATGAGATGGATGAGCTACATGATGTATCTGCTCAAAACCCTACTAATGGTCAAATATTAATTTATAATGAAACAACTTCATTATGGGAAAAGCATACACTAACTGATGGTACAGGTATTAGTATTACTGAAGGTGCGGGTTCAATTACTGTTACTAACAGTGCTCCTGATCAGACAGTAGCTTTAACTGCTGGTACTGGGATTAGTACATCAGGTACATACCCTAACTTTACTGTTACCAATAGTGCTCCTGATCAAACAGTAGCTTTAACAGGTGCGGGTACAACTTCTATTAGCGGTACTTATCCTAACTTTACAATAACATCTAATGATACTTATACAGGTACTGTTACAAGTGTTACAGGCACAGCCCCTATTGATTCTACTGGCGGTACAACCCCAGCAATTAGTTTAGCTGCTAGCTATGGTGATACACAAAACCCATATGCATCTAAAACAGCTAACTATGTGTTAGCGTCACCCAATGGATCAGCAGGTGTACCTACATTTAGAGCTATTGTTGTATCTGATATTCCTACATTAAACCAGAATACAACAGGTACTGCTGCTAATGTAACAGACTCAAGTAACAGCACATTAACTACGCTCAATGCATTAATCTTACCAACATCACAACTTACTGGTTCTATTAGCATTGCTAATGGGGGTACAGGTGGAACATCAGTAGCTACAGCACAAACAAGCTTACAAGTAGACCCAGCGGGAACAGCAGTTGCTTTAGCAATTGCATTAGGTTAAAAAAATAAACGGTCATTGTTGACCTTGATTGAATGTAAACCCAGAAAGGTTAACAATGGATAACACATTAACCCCTATTACTATTACGGATAGATATAAGGATCCAGTAGGAGATAATGAACTATTAGCAATGATCGAACAGGGTGTAATGAACTCTGTAGGTGACTTCTTAAACAGTTCTGACTTAGCTCGTGAGAGACAAAAGGCTACATACGAATATGGTATGATGCCTCAATATCATTTAACCCCACAAGGTGTGTCACAAATTGTATCTTCTGATACAGTAGAGGCTATCGAGGGTTATACCGCTATTATCGCTGAACTTATGTTTAACAATAATAAGTTGGCAAGGTTTATTCCTGCGGGTTCTACCCCTACTGACTATCATAATGCTAAGAAAGCCTCAGACCTAGTGAATTATGCTATCTTTAAGCAAAATCCTGGTTGGGAAATCTTAAATACATGGGTAAAATCAGCCTTACTATGGAAAAATAGTATTGTAAGATGGGAATTTATTGAGGATTATGACTATAGTTTCGAAGAATATGAATCAATTGCTCAAGAAAATCTTGATTTGATATTATCTGACTCCGAAATTGAAGTTATAGGTAACCTAAATTACGAACAAGAACCCGGATTTGATGAACAAGGTAACACGACAATCAATGTCATGTACAAAGATGTTCGTTTAAAGCGTAAAACAAACAAAACAAGAATACAAATTAAGAATGTACACCCAGAGTGTTTCAGAGTTACCCGAGATGGTGACAATATAGATGAAAAAGCATTCGTAGGTATTCAAATAGATATGACTCGATCAGAAGTCAGAAAGTTTTTCCCTGATATAGCAGAGAACATCGATTGGGATGCGATCGGAGATGGTAGTTACGATTGGGCTACTAAGTACACCGAAGAGCAAGCAGCTCGTAAGCGCCTAGTTGGTGAAGAGTACTGGCTAGGGGGAAATTCAAGGGAATTATTCCCTTCAGAAGCTAACAGACAGATCACTGTTATCGAGTGTTGGTTAAGAGTAGACAGAGATGGTGATGGTATTGCCGAATTAAAGCACTTTATTATTGCTGGATCAACAATTCTTCTTGAAGAAGACTGTGATATGATTCCATTAGCAGTACTATGTCCTTTTGAAGTACCCCACGAATTCTTTGGTATCAGTGTTGCTGATATGGTACGCCCATCTACGCTAGCTACTACAGCTATTATGCGTGGATTCATTGAAAACGTTTACTTAACTAACTATGCACCTAAATTAGCTGACCCTAATGTAGTAGACTTTAGTGCTCTTCAAAATATGAAGCCTAAACAGATTATTGCTACTAATGGTAACCCCATGACGGCTGTATCTTCTATGACTCCCGACACCATTAGTCCGGGGACTGTACCAATCTTAGAATTGTTGCAGGTTCATAAAGAACAGGCTACTGGCTTAGGTAAAGCTGCTCAAGGTTTAAATGATACGCTATATGTATCAGGTAACAGTGAAGAAAAGATGCAAAAAGCTATGTCTGCTGCACAAGTACGTATCCAGTTTATGGCACGTAGGTTTGCAGAGACAGGGTTTAAGCGTTTATGTGATGGTATCTACCGCACAATGCGTACTAAGCTCCGTGGTAAGGTAGTTAAATACGCTGATCAGAATGATATCTTTAAATCTGTTGATCCATCAACATTACCCAGCAATATGCTATTGTATATTGATGCTGATGTAGGTGAAAACAGTAACAGTAACATTGTTAAGAAAATGTCTATGGTTGGCCAACAGCTATTACCCGCTTTAGTTCAAGCTGGTGCTGGTGGCGCTGTTAATCCTGAGGCAGCAGTACGTATTGCGTCTAAAACACTTGAAGCTATGGACTTAGACCCATTAGATTTCTTAGTAGACTATACTACTGATGACTTTAAACAAAAGGCAGAGCAATCTAGAGTTGCTGAACAAGCAGCTACTGAAAAGATGAAACAATTAGAAGAACAAGTCAAGATGATTGATCTTGCTCAAAGGCAAGCTACTGTTGATTTAACTAATATTCAAGCTAAGAACGCATTACAAGATAATACAAAACAACTTATGGTTGCATTAGATAAATCCTATCAAGAATGGGGTAAGATCTATATTCAAGCAGCTAAAGAAGGTGTTGACCCACCTAAACAACCTGATATCAAGGCTCTCCTAGCTATGGCTAAAGAGTTTATTGATTCAGACTCGCATGTAGATGCGTCTAGACCAGCTAATGGTATGGAAGCACCACAACCTCAAGGACCAGCGGCAGAAATGTCACAACCACAATAATAGGATATGGATAAGTATAAAGATGGGTTTGAAAGAAGAGTCAAACCAAAAATGAACCATGATACTGGCGAGTACAAGATTGAACCTTTCCGGGATGCCCAAACAGCTCTCGGAAAGGCTGAGTTTTCAGTACGTGAAAGAGAACAGTTTTTTGGTGAAGCATATGCTGAGATCTTAGCTGATCTTTTTGTTACATGGCTTAAGACAGAACCTCATTGTTCTAAAGAACGTGAATTCTTATATCATACTGCTATGGCATTAGGCTCTGTTAAAGAGAAACTAATTGGTATTGAAATGTACGGTAACAATGTTAAGTACATGAACAAACTTAAACAAGAATCCCAAGAAGGGGATAAAGAAGAAGGTAATAATGAGTAAATATTCAGGTGCAAAAGAAGTATTAATTCGATCACGAGATGAGATTTTTCGTGAATTAACAAGAGCAGGTGAAAATGGCGGCAGTGGTTTAGCCCAACGCTATGCACCTATTCTAGTCCATCTACAAGAAGCTATTGAAGTGATTGATCGTATTGATGATCAACCTAAAACAGCTGGCAAAGAATTTGCTGAAAAGATGGCGGTAGCTAAGGCTGCTAAGAAGGCTGCAGTAGCAGCATAATGGACACAAAGGTAAATAAATTATGAATCTACAACATCTCTCTACCAACACCCCTGCCTCAGAAGTGAGTAGCAAGGACTTTGATGACGGAAGTTATAGTGCAGATTTGGAAGCAAAGAGTCTTGATGACATTCTTCGTAATTCACCCGCAGCAGCATTGCTAGGTTTGAAAGACAAAGAAGAATCTCTACCAGAAGAAGACTTAGGCGTCCCAAATCCAGATGAATCATCGGAAGAAAAAGAAGCCCAAGAGAACGATGAGGAATCTGCAGATGACCTAGATGAAGAAGAAGGATCAAAGGAATCAGAAGAAGAAAGTACAGATGAGGATGATACGTCTACCCAAAACTCTGAATTACCTTCTGAAGAAGATATTGATTGGGAATATAAAGTACCTGTAACCGTTGACGGTAAAACAGAGTATGTATCCCTAGAAGAAATCCGCAAGGGTTATTCTACTGATAAACATCTATCTCAAAAGGGGCGTGAACTAGGCGAACTGAAGAAACAGGTCGAACAAGAAAGAAACGAAAAACTACAAGAAGTAATTCGTTTAGGAACAGTAATCAATGAAGAACTAACTGCTGTAGAAACTAATCTTGCCAAAGAGTATCATAAAGTTAAGTCTGAAATAGACAAAGCTCGTGAGACAGGAGACACATACACTGCTCGTGAGTTGAGAGAACAACTTGAAACAGTGCAAGAGAAGTATTGGAATGCACGGAATAGCCGTGAATCTAAAACAAACGCAGTAATGGAACAATTACAGGCTCAACAACAAGAGTATCAAGCTAATCTACTTAAAGAATACGAAGATAAAATAACAACTTTTATCCCTGACTATTCAGAAAAAGTAGCTACAAGCATTAGAGAGTTTGCCCTTAAAGAAGGCTTACCAGAAGAATTGTTGAATCAAGTATATGATCCAGTAGTAGTTAAATTCATTAATGATTATCGTAAACTAAAAACAGCTAAGGAAACAGGTGAAGTGAAACGTAAAGCAGCCCCATCGGTAAAATCGATACCCTCTAAAAAGGGAACTTCGACATCCCAGAAGGAGCAGCAGAACAATAGCAACAACCGTTCTAAAGTTCTTTCTGGTCAAGGATCTAAACAAGACGAATTAGATTTTCTAAAACGTATTTCTTCAGTGAGTAAAAAACTTTGATTTAAATTCTCACTATTAAGGAATAAATAAAATGGCAGGTAATAACTTTGCAACTGGCGGCCCTAAGGCTGCCGCACGTAGCTCTGCAGCTACAGGTAACGCAGTCAACGCAGGTGAACGTGAAGACTTAGCGAACTTCATCTCTATGATTTCTAGAGATGAAACTCCTTTCATGTCTTCTATTGGTAAAACAAAAGCTACTGCAGTTTTCCATGAATGGCAAACTGATGAGTTAGCCCCTCCTACTTCTGCTCCAGTAGCTGAAGGCGTGTCTTACTCTACACAAAACTCTGCACAAGCTGCAGAACCTTTCCGTACTCGTTTAGGCAACTACACTCAGATTAACAGCAAGACCGTTACCGTTACTGGTACTAAACGTGCTGTTGACCAAGCTGGTGTTGCTGACGAATACGCATATCAGCTTAAAAAGCGTGGTACTGAACTACGCCGTGACGTTGAGTTTGACTTAACTAACAGCTGGAAGTCTTCTAACGGCTCTGGTACTCGTACCTTTGGTGGTTACCAATCATGGGTTAACTACACTGCTGCTACGACTACTCCCGCTACAGCACTTAACGTATTAGCTACTACTGCTGAATACACTGCTCCTACTAACCCAGGCGGTGGTATTGCTGGTACTTTCACTACTGTTACTTCTGCTGATAAAGTAAGCTTAGCATTATCACACGTTGATACTGTTATGCAAGGCATCTATGAAAACGGTGGTAAGGCTACTAAGCTAATGCTTTCTCCTGCTAACCGTCGTGTATTCTCTGCTAAGGCACAGTCTGCTGGCTCTAGCTCAAGCAATGCTGGTGATGGTAACGTTAGACGTAACATTGACCAAGATGGTAAACTACGTCAGTCAGTAGAAATCTACATGTCTGACTTCGGTGACATCATGGTTGTTCCTAACTACGTAATGGGTATTTCTAATACTACCGTTTCTGGTTTAGATAACACAGCTAACTTTACTGCATTCTTATATGATCCAATGTGGTTCAGCTATGCTTCTTTACGTCCTCTACAAGAAGTTGACTTAGGTCAATTAGGTGATTCTATCATCGGTCAGATCGTTGAAGAAGGTACCTTAGAGTGTAGAAATCCGAAAGGTTGCGGAATGATTTTCGGTTTGTCTGGTGCTTAATCAGTAATCGATAACTAACCTTTAAAGGGAGGTGGGGGAAACCTTACTTCCCTTTTTAATTTATTATGACAAAAATTTGTAGAACATGTAATCAAGAAAAACTATTAAATGAATTTTCAGTATTAACTACTAAAAAGAAAAGTGGTATTAAATATAATTGTGATTGTAAAATTTGTAGATCAAAAACTAGGCAAGAAAAAGCAAAACAATTAAAAGCAAAAGCTATACAATATAAAGGTAGTAAATGTAATGATTGTCTAAATATTGTTCATCAAGCAGCATTTGAATTTCATCATTTAAACCCACAAACAAAAGAAAAAGACCCAACTCATTTTTTAAGGGATGCTGTTGATTTGTCTGATTCAGCAAAACAAGAACTTGATAAATGTGTTTTACTATGTGCTAATTGTCATAGGGTTAGACATTTCTCAGACCTAATATAAAGGAAAACACAAATGGAATTTTTAAGAATTACAGCAGTAGACGGTACTCGTCAATACATTCCTGATAATCATGTTGTTAACGTAGCAACTACTGCTGATGGTGCAGATGCTGGTTCTGACTACAGAGCACCTAACGTAACTCGTGGACGTATCAGTCAAGTTAAATATTATGATGGTGCTAATGGTACAGCTGGTGCTTTAGTAGTAACAGCAGTAAGTGCATATACATCAGGAGGTATTCTTTATGAATATGGTTGCCTTACTAATGATGGTGCATACTCAGTATACTTACGAAATTAAATAAGAGGACACATGGGATTTTTATCACAAGACAATAATGCAAAAAGCTTTGTTGTTAAAACAGACGAAAAAGATTTTCGATTAGAACAAAATGTACAGGATTATAAAGATTATGCTTCTCAACAAAGAGAGCTAGATTCATTATCACATAACGGTAGAACATATAGGTCATTTGCTATTATACCTGATATTGTTGCTATTGATATGTTAACTAAACATGGATTAGATGTACATGCCCCTGAGTTTATGAGTGACCCAACTAATCTACGAAAATTAAAACAAATTATTGAATCAGATTATCCATTACTTAAAACAAGTAATGTAAAAGTTTTATAAGGAAAACATATGGCAACACCTAAATTTGACGCCTTAGTCGGCAAGATAAGAGACTGGAGTAATAAACCCGAAGTAGCAACTATTCCCGACAGCGTAATTCAGGATTGCCTTTCTTATTCCGCTGATGAATGCTACCGACAATTAAGAATACCCCCATTAGAATCTACTGTAGTATATACAGTTGAGGCTGGAGATAATACAGGAGATAACAGTGCTGGGTTACCTTATGGTAATGCTTACACTTCATTTAGTATACCTGAAGATTTAACACAATTTATTTATGTAAGAACTTTAGCTCAAGATAACATAGGTACATCTTATTCTACTTACCCTTCTAATGTAAGTAAAGTGTTTAATGAGATAACGGATAGCAGAACATTCTTTGATCTTTATTCAGAAAAATATTCAGTATATAACTGGATGTGGCAAGATAATAAAATATTTATTCATCCTCAATTAGCCGTAGGTGCTGAAGTAGAAATTCACTACTATCGTAGATTACCTGCATTAGACGCATTATATAATGTTGCACCTATTAACTATCTTATTGGTCTTAATGATGCATCACAGCCTTATCTTGAGCTAGTTAATAACGATGGAACTAACCTTTACTTCTCAACTGCAAATGGTGTTACTAAATGTTTTGCTAATTATGGTGATGCATTTGTATACAATCCAACAGTAACAACTAAGATGTATATAGGTAAAGAAGTAACTAATTGGTTAAGAGATAGTAATGAAAGATTAGTATTGTTTGGAGGTTTATATAACCTTGGAGCATACATGTTTGATCAAGCTATGGAACAACGTTATGAAAAGAAATTTTTTGAAACATTATTATCAATGAACAAAGAAGAAAAATGGCGTAGATCACTTGGTGGTAATGTACAAGTTAATTTTAATACTAACGGTATGATTTAAGGAGATATGTAATGGGTTATAATACAACCGCTGGCTCAGTCAGCAGCATATCTCCCGGTGGAGAATATGACGCACCTGATGTAGGTAGTAACAGCACATATGTTATTTTATCTGCCGCCGAAGCTGCTGCTGCAGCCCTTAGTGCGTCACAGGCTGCTGCCTCTGCAACACTAGCTGTAAACGCATATGATTCTTTTGATGACAGATATTTAGGCGCTAAATCAGTTGAACCAACACTAGATAATGATGGTAATGCTTTATTAACAGGTGCATTATACTATAATAACGGCTCAGTAGATCCTTTATTACAAGGCATGAGAGTATACACAGGTGCATTTTGGACAGCAGCGTATACTGCTTCTCCCGGTGCAGGTGCATTATTAGCTACTAACAACCTTGGTGATTTAACATCATTATCAACAGCAAGAACTAATTTAGGTGTTACAGCCACAGGCTCTGATACAACATATGCGTATAGAACTAATAATCTTAGTGACCTATCTAATACAGCTACAGCAAGGTCTAACTTAGGTGTTACAGCAACAGGTGCTGACACAATATACGCATTCAGAAATAATAATTTAAGTGATCTTGGTGATGTCCCTACAGCTAGGACTAACTTAGGTTTAGGCACTGCAGCTTTAGCTTCAACAACAGACTTTGATGCAGCAGGATTAGCAGTAGCTATGGCTATTGCACTTGCATAATAAGGAACAAACATGGCAAATACATTCACATCTTACGTTAATAAATCCGTAGGCACATCAGCTGCAACTGTAGTTACTGTTGGTGCATCAACCCAAACAACTGTTATTGGCATGTCATGTGCTAATACCACAATAAGCCCAGTCACAGTAGACGCTTACTTTACACGTTCTGCTGTAGACTTTTACTTAGTTAAAGGTGCTACAGTACCAGTAGGTGGTGCATTAGTTATTGTTGGTGGAGATCAAAAGGTAGTATTAACACCTAGTGATGCTCTTAAGGTAGTATCTTCTGCTACAACATCTATTGACGTTGTAACATCTGTACTTAACATTACTTAAGGTTAGCTATGGCATACTTAGGTAACTCATCTACACAACAATCATTTACACCTGCCATTGATTATTTTAATGGTGATGGTTCTACAACAGCGTTTACATTGTCTAGACCTGTAGCATCTGTTGCACAGATTCAAGTAACAATTAATAATGTGGCTCAAAACCCTTCATCTGCATATACAGTAAATGGTAGCACAATTACATTTACTTCTGCCCCATTAAGTGGGTCTAATAATATTTATGTTTATTATACAAGTCCTAATACACAGGTGATTGCACCAAGTCAAGGTACTGTGTTTCCAACATCATTGAGCACTGGTGGCCTATACTGGAATACCTCTGGTAATGTGGGGATTGGTACGAGTTCTCCAGCATATAAGTTGGACGTAATAGGGCAAGGTAGAGCAACAACAGGGTTTGCTGTAAGCACAGATGGCTCTACTTTTACACCATCGGGTTTAAATGCAATACCAAATTATGGTGTTGGATACATAACAAGCACATCACAAACTGTTATTTCTGGTTTTGGTGGAATTCCATTCTACACCAATCAAGTTGAGCGTATGCGCCTTGATTCTAGCGGTAACTTGCTATTCAACTCAGGCTATGGCTCTGTTGCTACTGCATATGGTTGTCGTGCTTGGGTACAATTTAATGGTTCAGGCACTGTTACAATTAATTCAAGCGGTAATGTAACAAGTATTACAGATAATGGTGTAGGTAACTATACACTTACTTTTACAAATAATTTTCCTGATACAAACTATGCTTTAAATTTTGGTATTTGTTCTGGTTCTAGTGGCCTTAATGCTGGGTTTGTTGGCTATGTTATTTCAGCAACACAGTATGGATTACCAAATATTAAAACTGCAAACACTTGCCAAATTGGTTTTGGAGATTACACAGCCACTCCAAGAGATTTTTCACAATTATATGTTACGGTATTTAGATAAGGACAATTATGAATCAAAGAATTATTTACCCAAACGATAATGGTGGTGTATCTATAGTAATCCCAACACCTGAATGGCTTTCCCAAGAAGGGAATACAATAGAAATTCTTGTTACTAAGTCTGTCCCTGAAGGTAAACCATTTAAAATTGTAGATGTATCTGATATTCCAACAGACAGAACATTTCGTGACGCATGGGAGTACTCAGAATGATAACTATTAACATTGACAAAGCTAAAGCTATTGCTCACGATAAACGAAGAGAAGCAAGAACCGCTGAGTTTGCACCATTAGACATCAAGGCAACCATTCCATCTGAAGCATCTGCTGCAGAAGCAGCAAGACAAGTTATTAGAGACAAATATGCACTTATGCAAAGTGATATTAATGCTGCAACAACAACAGAACAAATTAAGGCAGCTATGCCAAAGGTGACAACATAATGCCTATAAGCACAATAGATCAAACAGGGTTATCAGCCCCATTAAGTCTGACAAGTCCTGTAATCGCAGGAACTCCAACAGGTGTGGGGGTTCTTACGAGTGGTACTGCGGTTGCGTCTACTTCAGGTGTAGCTATTGATTTTACTAGTATTCCTTCATGGGCTAAACGCATTACTGTAATGTTATACGGAGTATCTACAACTGGAACATCAAACTATTTAATTCAAGTTGGTGCTGGATCAATTACAACTTCAGGGTATGTTGCTGGCTCTATGTCTGGTGGTACTTATGTTTCATCTACAGCTGGTTTAATTTTAGTTAACAATATAGTAGCTGCCGATCTTTTTTCTGGAATATTAGTTTTAACAAATGTTACTGGAAATACTTGGGTATCTATAAGTAACATGAACAAAGCAGGATCACCACCCGCAGTTTTACCAGCAGCAGGTAATATTGTATTAGGGGGTACTTTAGATCGAATACGATTAACAACAGTAAACGGAACAGATACATTCGATGCCGGTTCCATTAACATACTATACGAATAAGGAGGATATATGAGTTATATAGGTAATGAACCTTCAACTACAGCCTTCTTAACGGATACTTTTAATGGTACAGGCGCTCAATTAATATTCACTATGTCTGTAGCACCCGCTAATACAACCTCTGTATTAGTAGCTATATCAGGCGTAGTACAAGACCCATCTACATATGCTGTAGCGGGTACTACATTAACATTCTCTGGACCACCTCCTAGTGGCACAGGTAATATCTCAGTAAGGTATCTTGGTATACCTGCCTCAGGTGTAACTAATACAGCATACAGAACAGTAACTGACTTCACTGCTACAGCTGGGCAGACATCCTTTACAGTACCTAGCTATACGGTAGGTTATATTGATGTGTATCGTAATGGTGTTAGATTAGCAGCCGCTGACTATACAGCCTCTACAGGTACTACAGTAGTGTTAGCTAGTGGATGTACACTTAATGACGTAGTAACTACTGAATCATTCTATGTATCAAGCGTATTGAATGCTATTCCAGCTACTGCTAATGCTATTAATTCAACTTACTTAAGCCCTAGCTTAACATTAACAACACCTGCTATTGCTAGTCCTGTTATTAGTGGTACTCCATCAGGGGTAGGGGTTCTTACTAGTGGTACTGCCCAAGCATCTACTTCAGGTACAAACATTGACTTTACTTCTATCCCATCATGGGTAAAACGGATTACTGTATTGTTTGCAGGTGTTAGTGTAAACGCATCTTCAATTATTCAAGTTCAATTAGGAACTGGGTCAACAACTTATACAACAACTGGATATCTTGGTGGCGGGTGGTTTGCAAACACAACAAACACTAACGTAACAACTGGAATACCTGTTATTGCATCTGGCGCAGGTGCTAGTGCAAGGACTCTTCGAGGAACAATGACTATTGCAAATATTACAGGCAACACTTGGGTAGCCTCAGCAACTATATTTGATGATAACGCATCAGGTTGTTTAAGTGGAAGCTCTATTGCTCTTGCCGCTCCTTTAACTGCTATTCGTCTTACTACCGTAAACGGTATAGATGTATTTGACGCTGGCACTATTAACATTTTATATGAGTAAACAACATGACAAAAGCAGTTAATCTAGCCGCAGTAGGCTCAAATGCAAACTCAGGTGGATCGTTAATTACAAGTGGTACTGCTGTTGCTAGTACATCGGGTACAAGTATTAATTTTACTGATATACCTAGTTGGGTTGAACGTATCACTGTGATGTTTAATGGTGTTAGTACAAGTGGAACAAACCCAATTTTAATACAAGGCGGTAACAGTAGTGGTATTGTAAATACTGGTTATAATTCAACATCAAATCACTTTAACGCATCAACAAGTACTAGTGGAGCAAGCAGTACTGCGGGTTTTATATTTTTTAGTAATTCTGCCGCTTCTATTCATTCTGGAATTATTACTTTAGTAAATATTAGTGGCTCTACATGGGTTTCTTCACATACAGCAAAAAGCTTAGCTTCATTGGTTGTTACAGGTGGTGGTGATGGTGTCATATCTACATTAGATAGAATACGTATAACAACTACAACTGCAGTAGATACATTTGACGCAGGCTCCATCAACATTTTATATGAGTAAACAACTATGGCACTAACTAAAGTAGCATCTCAAATGATTGGTGGTGGATCAGGTATAGCCTTCTCACCATCAGTCCCTATATACGAAAATACATTAACAGTAGCTTCATCTTACACTATTACAAGTGGCTCATCAGCAATGTCTGTTGGCCCCATCACGATTACTTCAGGTAACTCAGTGAGTATACCTAGTGGAAGTAAATGGGTTATATTATGAAGGAATACACATGAGTTCATTAATTATAGCGGGGGATACCTCAGGGCAGATAGCGGTAGCAGCCCCTGCTGTTGCAGGTACAAATACGCTGACACTTCAAGCCGCCACTGCGACAAATGCTGTCAATACATTGAGTACAGCGGTTGCATCTACCAGTGGTACAAGCATTTCATATACAGGTTTTCCTAATTGGATTAAAAGAATAACAGTTATGTTTTCTGGCATAAGCACAAGCTCAACAAACAATATACAAGTTCAACTTGGTAGTGGAACTATTGATATTGCGAGCTATGGTGGAAGCGCCATGTCAGTCCGCGCTGGCGGGTTATCTAATGTCTACAACAACAGTACAGGTTTTATTGTTTGTGCTGAAGTAGCAGCGGCAGCTGTAATCTCTGGAAGTGTGATTATTAACTTGCTAGGCTCAAATACTTGGGTGTGTAATGGGAACACTGCTGACAGCGGCGGCGCTGGAAGATCAACCATTCAAGGCGGCACAAAAACATTGTCAGGGACATTGGATCAGATAAGAATTATTGGTAGCGCAACAGGCAACCCATCTGATACTTTTGACCTTGGCACTATCAACATTCTGTACGAAGGATAATCATGTCAATACTTGTTTTAACTTCTGATACATTAATTGGTACACCTTCTACAGGTAACATCGAATACAACGGTCAATTCTTTGGCACTGACAGCAATGCGTCTCGGGCGCAGTTGCAGAGGATCGTAAGGACTACTGCTGTTGCCTCTACATCAAGTACAAGCGTTACATTTACTGGCATACCCGCATGGGCAAAACGAATTACTGTAATGCTTAATGGGGTAAGTACAAGCGGGTCAAATAATTTGCAAATTCAAATTGGTTCAGGCTCTGCCTTAACTACTGGATATGTGGGATTTACATGGTTAGGTAATACTAATAACGCCTCACATTCAACTGGGTTTTTACTTAGCGCAGGAGCATTAGCAACTTATACTTATTATGGTAATGCTATTTTGACAAATATAACAAGTAACAGTTGGGTTTTTTCTGTTTCGGCAGGCGTAACAGCTGCTAATACTGCTGTTACCGGTGGTGGATCAAACACTACATTAAGCGGGGTTTTAGATCGTGTAATTATTACTTCTGTAGGCGGCACAGACACTTTTGACGCTGGTTCAATCAACATTTTGTACGAGGGCTAAATCATGGCAGTAACAATTGATGGATCAGCAGGTGTCACGACAAACGCTGGTGGGTCTGTAAACCCATCGACAACGATTGATGGCATCAACTACTCATGCCGTGCTTGGGTGAACTTTAACGGCACAGGCACTGTGGCAATTCGTGGAAGTGGTAATGTGTCATCTATTACAGACAATGGCACAGGTGACTACACAATAAATTTTACAACTGCAATGACTGATGCAAATTATTCAACAGTAGGCACTACTGGAAGCCCTGCGGTGGCTCATGGTGTTTTTATGTTTATTACAGGCACAGGCACTGCTACAACTGCATCTAATGTAAGAATTGGTACTGTTACACAAAGTTCGGTTCTTTATGACTACGTGAATGTACTTTGCGCCATTTTTAGATAAGGAAAACCATGAACTCAAGAATCATTTATCCAAACGATGATGGTGGTGTATCAATCGTCATTCCAGCACCAGAGTGCGGTTTAACTATTGAAGAAATTGCCGCAAGGTCTGTTCCTGAAGGCAAGCCATTCAAGATCGTTGATGTTGCTGATATACCAACAGACCGCACATTCCGCAACGCATGGGAGTACACAGCATGATTACCATCAACATTAACAAAGCCAAGAACATTGCTCACGACAAGCGCAGAAAAGCACGATCTGCTGAGTTTGCGCCTTTGGACATTAAGGCAACGATTCCCTCTGAGGCAACAGAGGCAGAAGCGGCAAGGCAAGCTGTGCGTGATAAATACACCGCCATGCAAGCCGCAATTGATGCGGCAACAACAACTGAACAAATTAAGGAGGCAATGCTATGACACATAGAATCGTAGTAAACGTACAAACAGGTGTAACTACACAAGTAGAATACACCCCTGAAGAACAAGCTGCACATGATGCAGCAGTAGCGCAAGCTGCCGAATTAGCAGCACAACAAGCAGCAGAGGCAACAGTTCAGGTAGTAGTACCTGAAGCAACCGCACCGTAATGAGTGAAGACACAGTAACTTTAACACAAGCTAAATTAATGTCTCATGAGCAAGTATGCTCAGAACGTTATGCAGCTATTGCAGCTAGTCTTCAAGCAGCAGGAACAAGAATGACTAAAATAGAATACCTCTTATATGGTGTTATGTTATGTGTATTACTTGGCCCCGGTACTGCTGCTGATTTTATTAAACATTTAATAGGAGTATGAAATTGAACCTATCAGTCTTATTCTCATGGGTGCGTACCAATGTGTCAATGCTATCAAAGAAGGTTGTGACCTTTATAAGCAAGCTAAAGAATCCTTTGTCGAAATAAAAGAAACATACGATGAAGCAATGGGGGATGTAGAAGAACTTAAAGGTATCTTTGCATTCCTCATGACTTTTTTTCGTGAAAAAATATTCGGTAGTAAACCTAAACCAATAGTAGCTAAGCCTAAAGCTAAACAAAAACAAAAATATGTTACTGTTGATGAAACAAAAATTAGATCAGATGTAATACAACAATTAACTAAGTTTTTTAAATTACAAGAACAATTAGCTGAACATATCCGTGAAGAAGAATATAAAAGTAAAAACGTATATAATAAGAATCAAAACCATATGGAGTCAGCTTTACTAAGAGTAGATGCGTTAGACCAGATGGCTGCTTTAGAAGTCACAATAAGAGAAACAATGGTTTATCAAAGCCCACCTGAAATGGGTGCCTTGTATTCTAAAGTGTTTGATATGAGGAATGTAATACGTCAAGAACAAGATGAGGCTAGGCTCAAACAAGAAAAACTTGATAGGAACATAAAATGGCAACAACGAGAAGACCAGCGGGAAAAGGAAATAACAATAGCATTAGTTCTGCTGACTCTATTCCTAATTGGTTACCTCCACCTATGGTTCCTGTACCTGAGCCATTAGAAAGGAATCATGGTATGTTTTATTTAGGTTGGGTTGCTGCTTGTGTATTAGTAGCTTTGTTATTGCCATTAAGTTCTTTTATATTTTTTAAAGTATATGAGACACAATTACAAGCTGAATATACTTTACATGAAGTAGAACAAATTAAAAAAGAAATAGAACGAAAACAAGCAAAGGATAAACAATGAAGCAATTAGAAAAAGATTCAGCATATAATCAATTTGATACTGATAAAGATGGTGTAGTAACTGATGCCGAATTAGCCAGATCAGAACGAATGATGATGATTGAAAACATGGATAAGATGGCTGATCAACAGCGTATTATGGCATGGTTTGCTCTTGTATTACCTCCAATTGTTATCATGTATTTAGGTTCTGCTCTTGTATTGTTAGATAAAGTAAATGCTCTTAATGGTTTAGCAACTACATACTGTGCTGCAATGGGTACTATTGTTGTTGCATTCATGGCTGCTCATGCTTATGCTCGAGGAAAGATGGCTGATGCGTAATATAATTATAGGTATCATATTATCTATTGTTACTTTTATTGCTGGTTACTTTAAAGGTGAGTATGATAAAGGCGTAGATGTAGCATTACAAGTAACTAAAGCTAATGAAGCTTCTGCAGAAAAAGAAAAGCAATTAACTCAAGTAGCAGTTACATATGCTACTGTACTAAGAGAGAAAGAAAATAATGCAAACAAAAAGATCCAAGCTCTTCGTAATGATGTTGCCTCTGGTAATCGTAGGTTGTTCATTCCTGTCTCCACCCAAGCCCCCAACTGTAGTGTACAAGCCACCACAGATGCCCCCACTACCAGTGGAAGTGACACAAGAGAAACACGAGCCGAACTTGACCGAAAGACTTCTGACGATCTTATCGCCATAACAGCGGAAGGTGACTCAGCTATTCGTAAGTTAAACACATGTATTAATCAGTATAACGAGATTAAGGATAAATTAAATGACGCAATTAAGCACTAACTTTACTTTAAAAGAACTATCTAGATCAGATACAGCTACTCGATTAGGCTTTGATAATACACCTGACGCTACAGCTACAGCTAATTTAAAAACATTATGCGAAAAAGTATTACAACCTGTAAGAGATCATTACGGTAAAGTAACTGTTAATAGTGCTTATAGATCACCTGAGTCAAATGCTGCTGTAGGTGGTTCAAAAACATCAGATCACTGTAAAGGTATGGCTGCTGATATTGAAGTATCAGGCACAGCTAATGGTGACTTAGCTCAATACATTAAAGATAATTTTAAATTTACACAATTAATTCTCGAGTTCTACACTCAAGGTATACCTGATTCAGGTTGGGTTCACGTATCATATGATCCAGCTAATCTAAAATGTGAATGTTTAACTGCTACAAAACAAAACGGTAAAACAGTATACTTAAAAGGTTTACAACCTTAACGACAGACGTCCCCTAATAGAGAACAAGGAATATAATTGAAACGTAACGCCAAACATCAGAGGGATTCGGTTCAAGTCCCTCGTGTATTTCATATTCAACCTAAAACTTTCAATCAAAAACTATTACTAGAATCAATAGAAGAATTCGAAATAGTAGTTGCACTAGGTCCAGCAGGAACTGGTAAAACATTTTGTAGTGCAAGTAAAGTAGCTCAGTTATTCCTTAAAGGTGGTTATGATCATATTATCCTTAGTAGAGCTAATGTACCTACAGGCAAGTCATTAGGTTCGTTTCCCGGAACAGTAGAAGATAAATTAAGTCCTTGGTTATTACCAATTACTTCGGTACTAGAGAAACAGTTTGGCGTTTCTAAGTATCAATATTTAGCTAATAAGAAAACAATTCAGATGCAACCACTTGAGACTATTCGTGGTAGATCATTTGAAAACTCATTAGTTATCGTAGATGAATGTCAGAATTTAAACTTTGATGAAATCAAAGCTATTACAACTAGACTAGGTGAAAACTCTAAGATGATTCTTTCAGGAGACTCATCCCAGTCAGATGTATCAAATGGTAATGGCATCATTAAGTTTTGTAAAATGTGCGAAAGAAATAATATCGAAATACCAATAGTAGAATTCACAACAAATGATGTAGTGAGGTCTGACATTGTTGGAGCACTAGTCAAAATGTTTGTAAAAGAAAAGGTTTAAAATATGGCTACTACAATAGAACAATTCGGCAGAGGAGGGTGGAACTCTGACATGCCACCATTAATCTTACCACAGAATACATTCACAGATGTGATGAATGTAAGATTTGATGATGAAGCAGTACAGGCAACTACTGGAGAGACTACATATAAAGTAGTATCTATTGCCCCTGACTATGGTATTCACTGGAGACGTCCTGATCAAGGATACAATATCTTTGCTAAGAATGGTAATATTGTAAGGGTAGATTCATTAGGCAATCAATCAGCTATGTTAACTAGTAGTGACCCAGTATATGACAATAGTGATTGGCAAGGTACATTATTTAATGGTGGATTTGCTATTGTAATTAACAATGGCACATCCAACCCATTATATTGTTTATACGGAAGCACTACAGCTGGTTCCTCATTTCAACCACTACCTAACTGGAACTATATTCCCGGATTAACAGTTACGGCTAAAGTTATTAGAGCATTTAATTATTCTTTAGTAGCTGCTAATTTAACTTTAGATCAGAGTGGTACAATTACTTATGCACCCGGAACTATAAGGGTATCTGTACAAGCGGCTACAGGTTCTATCCCCTCTATATGGCAACCCGGATTAACAACAGATACTGCTGATGAATTTGATTTAAGCTCTACATCACCTATTCTTGATATGCAAGAACTTAGAGGTAGTATGTTTATTTATTCTTCAGATAGTATTAATATATTAACTATAGGCGCTACTACAAGAGTAGTACCATATAGTAAGTCATATGGTATTCTTAATACAGACTGCGTTATTGAGGTAGATGGTAAACACTTTGTTGTTGATCGTAATGATATCTATACTCATAATGGTTCAGGTGCTATTGAGTCTATTGCTGACTTTAGAATTAAAAAATATTTCTTCAGAAATTTAAATAAGAATGCTACTAATAAAGTACACGTAGTTAAAAATCCATTCTATAAAGAAATATGGATTAACTATCCTAAAGGTACATCTACTGTTTGTAATGAAGCTATTATCTATAATTATAAAAATAATACATGGACTAAAAGAACATTACCTTCAGCTACATATTTATTTAATGGCCCTCCAAGTGTAAGTAACGTATTTCAATACGGTAAAGAAGTACTTTATATATGTACTAATAGTAACCAAACATTAGTTACTGATGATGGTTATTATATGTGGATTAATTCTTCATTATCTCAATTTGAATCTTATATTGAAAAGAAAAGATTAAATACAGGTGATGTCTCAGGTAGTAGCTTAGTAACTTCTATATATCCTATCTTTGATAAAGTACCTATTAATTCAGATATTACTATTAAAGTAGCAGGTCAAAATAATTATAATGATGATATAGATTTAACATCAGATGACCCCGCTATTACTACTTTAATGTTCTTACCTAATACTAACAGATCACAAGGTTATAAGGTTGATCCTCGATCTTATGGTCGTGTTTTAAATTACAGGATATCTTCTTCAGAGTATTGGAGACTAGCTACTATGGCTGTAGACGCTAAACAAGCAGACAGGAGATAATACATGATACTACCTCCTCCTATTACAGGTATAGATGAGCTTGACGCTTTCTTATCTCAGCTATACATGGAAGATACAGTATCTAACACTGACAACGTTGTCATTGATTCAAGTAATGGTCAAGTATATAACCCATCTACTGGTATTGTTGTATCTTATTTATATCAGTACATGCATATCAAATATGCTGATGACAACGTAGGCACTGGTATATCAGATAGCCCAACAGGTAAAGCTTACTTTGGTTTGTTTAATACTGACTTAGCCACTGAATCACTTAACCCAGCAGACTATACTTGGTATATTGTTAATGGTGGGTTTGGATCAACTAAATATTTCTGGTATATCGTTAATGGTGGTAGACAATTTAACTATGTAATTAGTGAAACATTACCTAATGCTTTATACATACAAGATACAGGAGCAGTTGTTAACTTAGATTTAGTATCTAGCTCTAGTGGTGCATCAGCTCGTATTGCTTATGCTAAAGCAGTTATAGGCTCACTTAATTCTACTCCAACTACTTTTACTACTTCAGGCTCAACTAGCTATCCACCTACAAATACTTGGGGTGGAAGTGAAGTATGGGTAGGTGTCCCCCCAGCATTATCTGTTGGTGAAGCATTATACAGATCAGATGGTGTGTACAACCCAGCAACTGATATAACTACTTGGTATGTACCTTATACTGCTTCTTTAAGTGTAGGGTCATTAGCTGTAATAAGCCCTGTTATGGGTACCCTTAACAACGGTAATGTGGTAAGATCTAGTACAACTATTGGATCAGGTTCAGGTGTATTGTTTGAGTCTTCAGGTGCGTTTGCTCAGGGTGACTCAACTAAAAACATTACATATGATGGATCTACATTGACCTTAAACGGTGCATTAGTTAATACTGCTAACTTAGTAACAAACTCTGTATCTACATCTGCAAGTAATAGTAATGCTGGTAACAGTGCAACTATAACCTTATCACTTAATGCGGGTGATACAGTATGTTTAAATGCTTATTGTGATACAGGATATAATACTGCTGCTGTTGGATTAACCAGAACATTCAGTATTTTTATTACAGGTGCTGCTACAGCTACATTATGTACAACTACTTCTTTAGTATCAACGGTTATGCTTGTTGATTACTATCCATCATCAGCCACAGGGAATGTATATACAGCCCCATCAACTGGCTCCTACACCTTTACTGCCACATATAGTGCTGGTACTGGTGCAACATCTATAAACGCTATTGTTTTAAAGAGATAATATGAACATCGTACTATTACCCCCAGATAAAGCATTAAAATATTGGCCATCTATTTGTTTATTTTTAGACAAAGCTTTAGCCAAAGGTCAAGGAGAAGCAACAACAACTGACTATATGCGCAGAATACTTTTAAAAGAAGTTCATTGTTGGGTGCTAATAGATGATGAAACAACTATTGTTGGTGCTGCATTAACACAAGTGTTGCAATATGCTCAACATAAAACATTACATATAATTGCTTTCTCAGGAGAAGGTTTTGAAGAACAATCAAAAGTATTTCCTACAGTAGAAGAATTCGCAAAAGAAATAGGATGTAAAGCCATTGAACAATGGGGAAGACCGGGCTGGGCAAAGATATTACCCAAGTATGTTCCTGGTTTTAAACAAGCATACGTAGTTATGAGAAAAGATTTATAAGGAACATATAATGATTAAATGGAAATATAGTAATATATCTAAGAGATATAAAGGCGGTGGTGGTAGTCCCGGTACTACAAGTACAGAAAGTACTATCCCTAAAGAATTTATTCCGGGCTTATTAAGAACACAAGATAAAGCTGAAGACCTTTATGGTAGAGGCGAGCTTGGTAAAGTTGCTGGTCAAAGTGGCTTACAAAAAGAAGCATTTACTAGTGGTATTGGTGGTGTAAGAGAAGCTGTTGCAGCTAATAAAGAAACATTAACAGGCCAAAGACAAAGACTAGGATCAATGGCTGAAACAGGTGGTGCTGATGAATTAAAAGCAGCTCTTGATTTAGATGTTGGTATGGGTGCTGCTAAGATTGGTCAGGATTATGGTGCATCAGGTACATTAGGTTCTTATAGACAAAACCTAGCTAATGCTACTTCTGAAGACGCTACTAAAGCTAAGTTTGCCCAACAAGTTATTCAAAATAAAGCTGCTGCAGAACAAGGTTTAAATACTAATGCTGCTGCATTATCTGCTGATCAAGCTAATTTACTTAAGTCTCTTGAAGCTACTGGTGCTGCTGAACGTGGTATCGATCAACAACAACTAGATGCTAATTGGCAAGCATATCAAAGGTTAGCATCATCTATGTATGGTAACCCAGCAAGACAACAAACAGTTGCAATACCCGGCTCTTCAGGAGGTAAATAATGGATTATGATCCTTGGGATTGGTCTAAAAAACAGACACAACAAGATAAAATTAATGGCCCTTTAGGTAATACTATTGCACCATTACAGGCGTCAACTGAACAAGCGCCTCCTCCTGTAAATGTACCAGTTACACCTGAGAAGCCAAATGAACTTTTACAAACAGCAAAAGGTATTGCTGTAGCTAAAGGTGCTGATAAGGCTACTAATTATGTTGGTAAAGAATATGATGCATGGAAAGCAAGTCAACCACTTGAACCTACATATACAATGGCTGAAGGCCCAGTAAGTAGCGCACCATTAAGTGCTGAAGCAACAACAGCAGCAGCACCAGAAAGTATGATGCCAGCTGGTGTAGATATGTCTGGAGCAACAACTGCTGGTTATACAGCACCAGTAGCTGAAACAGCTGCTGTATCTGCTGCTCCATTAGCAGCTCCTGCTAGTGCTGCTGTTGCACCCGCTTCATCTGTAGCTGGTACATACGGTGTAGGCACTGCAACTACTGCCGCTACAACTGGTGCTGCTACTGCAGGTGCGGGTGCTGCGGGAGGTGCTGCTGCAGGTGGTGCTGCCGGTAGTGCAGGATTAACTGCTGCATTAGCTTCTAACCCAATAGGTTGGGGTGTAGGTGCTTTATTGTTAGCTAAATCAATGAATTGGATTTAATATGGGACCACTATCTGCTAAACAATACAGAGAGTATTTAAAGTTTAATAACCAAGAGCAACGTGAAACCACTAAAATGGAACGTGAAGAAGCTCGTAAGCAACAATTACATAATGTAAAGCTTATGGAGGCTGCTTCTAAAGCTGGTCAATCAATAGGTCACAAAGAAGAAATACATCAATACAAAATGGGTACTCAAAAGGTATCTCCATTAGGTAAAAGTAAAACTAAAACACCTAATCCTTTAGCTGGAACAGAAATGTTTGGTCAAGGCCAACACATGTTACCTTTTCAAGCGGCTGATGCTGCTAAGGCTAGAAAGCAAAACACAGATACAGTACCAGCAATGCTTACTCCGGGTGAAGCAGTTATTCCTGAACCCGCAGCACAAAACCCTAAAAATAAACCTATCATTAAAAAGATGGTTCAAGAAGGTCGTCAAGCTAATAAAGCTAAAAAGGGTTTTTTAGGATTACGTGATGGCTCAGTTAATATTGCAAACTCTGATGTTATACCTAGTAGAGTACAACAAGCTGCTGGTTATGCTCATGGTACTTCTGCTGTACCCCAGTTAATGAACTATAATGACGGTACCTCAGGTGTTCCATCATTAGCTTATCGTCACCCTGATACTCCTCAAACATCTTTTGAAGATGGTACTGAGAGGGTATATGACTTTAGTAGAGGTAGTGCTGATAGACAGTACTATATGGACGGTATTGAAGAAGTACCTGTTGATCCTCTTGTTACTCAAGGCTCAGCTATTACTGCTATTGAAACAGTTATACCAGCTAATAGTGCTCCACCTAGTATGGCTCCTCAACCAATGGTTGAAGAAGTACCAGCACAAGAAACAGTTGTACCAATGGAAGTACAGGAAGTACCTGTAATAGCGGGTTTAAAAGAAGATCAAGTATCTAATGTTAATAAACCCATGCAATTTATGCCAAGTGATTCTTTATTAAATGCTCAAATAGAAACTGAATCTAAGGGTTTTCATAGAGATAAAAACGGAAAATTAATTCAATCTAAAAAGGGTGCATTAGGTGTTTCACAAGTAATGCCTAAAACAGGAGTTGATCCGGGTTATGGTGTAAAGCCTTTAGCAAACAGTTCTGAAGCAGAATATAGAAGATTTCAAAAAGACTATATGGCTGCAATGCTTAAAGAGTACAATGGAGATGAAGAAAAAGCTTTAGCTGCTTACAACTATGGTCCAGGTAATGTAAATAGTTTAATTTCTAAACATAGTGATAAATGGAAAAATAATTTACCACTAGAAACAAAAAGCTATTTAACTCAAACATTATCTTTAAAAGATCAATTAGAAGCTAAAAACAAAACTAGTTCACCTGCACCTACACCTCGTGATATTCTTATTGCTAAACAAGACTTAGCTACTTCTACTAACCCTCAGGTTAGAGCACGTGCTCAAGCTATTTTAGATGCTGCAAAATTACCAACTCCTACTATAGCAAGTAATTATCAAGAAAGTGCTATTGTAAAAAAAAGAACACCTTATGAAGATATAAGGTTGTTAACTAATAATAAACCTGTTTTTGGTTTATCTAATACAGAGCCACCTAAAGTTGCTGTAAAAGACCCTAATGCTGTAGCAAGAGAAAATTTATCTACACGCATGGATGTAGATGAGTTAGGTAATCCTTTAGAACCTAAACTACAACAAGAACAACCAATAGAGTTAGATAATCCTCCTGTTATTATTCCTGAGAGTATGAAAAACTTAGAGGATCCTTTAGCAACAGAGGGAGAAGTTGTATTAGGTATGACACCTGAAATGCGTAAAGAATATGCAGATAAGGTAGATGTACCTCCAGTAGGAACTACTCGTGAAGAAATAGAAGCTAATCAGGTCATAGAAAAAGATGCTCGTGTAGCTCAAATTTCTAAAGATGAACATGATGCTATGGATGCTGAAGTTAAAAGGCTTGTTAATACCTATGGTAAAACACCTGAAACTCAAAACAAAATAGCTGAATTGTTGTCTAAGGTATATGGTCCTGAAGGTATCTTTAGCCAGAAAGAATTAGTAAGGTTTGCTGTTGTTGCTGCTGGTGGAATGTTAACTGGTGGTTCTACTGCTGGTTCACTTAAGTATGCTGCCAGAGATGCATTGCAATACGCTGATAATCGTAACAGAGCTGAAGCAGCAAGAGCTGAACAAGTAGCTGATCGTAAGTTATCTAGAGCTGAAAGACTAGCTGATTATGATCAGCAAAGAAAAGATACTATTTCTGATATGGATAAGCGGGATGCTAGAGCTGCTGCTCAACTACGATATAAAGAAAATGTTAAGCTAGAAAAAGATCTTTATGACCAAGGTTATGACAAGACTAGGATTAAAAAGTATTTAACATCGGGTGACCCAGCTGATTTAGGTGATGCTGTTGATAGTCATGTTGTTGCTGGCACTGGTAAGAATATAACATTTGATGATGGCTCTGGTGAATTTAAAGCATACCCTACTGTTACTTTAAAGGCAACTAGAGGTCCAAACAAAGGTGAAAAAGTTCAAGCAGTAGTTATAACTGATAAAGATGGAAATAAACAATACGTACCTGTGAATGAACTACCACAGACACCTATTGATTATGATGCTAAAGTACATTCTACAGCTGGCCAATTAGATGCTATGGTAAAGAATAAACCTAATATTGAAAAGCTTTCTGAAGGTTTAATTACTAGGTCTTTTGGAAACAAAACTGAAAAAGATAAACCTAATATGGGTAGGTCTATGATACCCACTTCAGAAACAATTGCTGATCAAGCACTATCTTGGGCTAATGCTAATAAATATAAAGTTTATAATACATCACAACTATTAGAACTAAATAATGTTATTGGTTTAGCTACTCAAGATATGATAGATTATAGTAAGGTTGCTAAAGTTGAAGCTAAATCAATTGAGGGTTTTCTTGAGTCTTCTAAGATAAAAATTAGAGCTGGTATAACACAAGATGCTTTCTTAACAGATAGTAAAATACCTATGAGTCCAGCTAAGGTACTTGAATTAAAGTCTAAAGCAGAATCATTAGTAGATAAACCATCTTTAGAAAAACAATTAGGTAAGAAGCTAACTAAAGAAGACATTGAAAAAGCAGCATACGATAACATGTCTAGAGCCTATAGAGCCTTCTCAAGTAATCCAAAGATATCTAATAAATATCCTAATGCTAAAGAAGAAAGTGGATTCTACATGTATGCTATGCGAGAAGCATTTAAATAACAAAGAGGTAATATGGATAGACTAACTGAAAACTTAATCAGATCTGGAGTAGACCCTGAGTCTATCCCTCCTCCCGCTGAACTCTTAAAGAATAGCCAAGGTATCTCATTAAAAGATGCAGATACTTTGGTTACTCCTGATAACAGAACTATGCGTCTCTCTGGTGTTAATGCTAGAGAGACAGCTAAGTTTATGCCGGGAACTAAAATAGAGGGTGCAGAGCTAGGCGCTGATCGCCAAACAAGCCTTGTCAATCAAGAGATTGAAAGTGGTAGATACAATAGACCAGTTTATACTGGTGCAAAAGACACATATAATAGGGAGTTAGGTGATCTTGAAAATGCTCAAGGACAAAGATTAACTAACACATTATTAAATAAAGGGTTTATAGCCCCTGATAAATCAGTATCTTCAGAACAACTACAATACCTTAGCTTTGGTAGGTTAGATAGAGCTAAGAGAGCAGCAGAAGGTAATGAGACTGTTGGTGATCAAATACTTAAAGGACTAGTTAAGGATATGAATCCTACTGGTGCTCTTTTTGCTAAGAGATACACTAACACAGCAAGAGACTTTGGGATCGTTACTGGTGATGAAAATGAAAGTGACTACTTTATTGGACCTGCATTACGCAGAGAAGGTGAAGATAAAAAAGGGTATGCTACAGGTACTGCTAGTACTGCTTGGGATATTGGCGCTGGTTCATTATCAAAGGGTCTTTACGATTTCCTTAACATGGTTGGTACTAAAACAGGTATTGAATCTTTAACCGAAACTGCTGATGCCAATATAAATGTTAAGCAATCTAACTTAGAGAACTTACCTTTATTAAAGAACCCAGATGCATTTGATGAAAAAGGTAATTGGAAGTTAGATACTGTAGGTAAGTTTGTAGACTACACTGTAGGTGCTGCTGCCGCATCATCTCCTCAGATGCTTGTATCTATTGCTTCTGCTTTTGCAGCTCCATTTACTTATGGTTTATCCTTATCAATACCTGCAGCTATTTACTCAGGACAAATATGGGGTAATCAAAAGCCAGAAGATAAGAATGCAACCTATGCTATAGGTGGTGGTGTATTAATGTCTGCCCTAGACAAGTTAGCTCTTGGTGGATTGTTCCCTAAGGGTGGATCTATTACTTCTCCTGTTGTACAAAAAGCAGTTAAAGAAAAGTTAATAGAGAGAGGTATGACACCTCAAGCAGCTGAAGAAGCATTTACTAAGGCAACTATAGAGTCTACTAAAGAAATGGCTCAAGCTATTAAAGCAGTTACTGATGCTCAAAAGAGACAATTAACTACTATAGGTAAAGAAATTGCTGGTGGTGGAGCAAGTGAAAGTATTACTGAATCTGCTCAAGAAGTTATTCAATATAGTGCTGAGAATCAACAGGTACCTCAAACACCTGAAGAAGCTATTAAGTTTAGAAACCGAATAGCTAATGCTGCTGTAGGTGGTTTAGTGTTAGGTGGTGCTTTTGGTGGTGGTAGTGCTGGTGCTCGTGCCTTAATGACTAAGTCAGAGAACAATACTTCAGGATCAACTGATCTTGAGTTCAGAGAAGACTATAAGCGTAGAACAGGTTCTAACTCAGTACCAACAGCATCTGATGCTATTAGAGAAGCTTATATTATTAAAACAGATAGACCTGACTTAGAGACTATAGCAGAGCCTGAAACAAGTAAGCGTTCTATGGAGGGTATCCCCTCTAAGATAGGTTCTTTTATAAATGATAAAGGATTAGGTTCTTTGTTTAGAACTTGGTCTAGTACTATTATGAAAGGTAAAGAACACGTTGATGAATTTACTGCTGCGTTATCTACATTACTAGGTCATGGTAAACCTTTGAATGGCTCATCTATAAGTGAGCATCAAGACTTACTAGAAGGTAATATACAAAATAACTTTGGTAACAAAGAAGAACTAAGAAATTCATTTAAAGGATTATCTACTGAAAAGATATCTGCTATATTATCTTCTGATAAAGTAGTAGATTATATAGATAGATTAACACAAGAAAAGAATTTAACTAGTTCAGCTAGCACTAAGGATGTAGCAGGTAGATTAGACATTGACAATCTATTAGGTGACAATATTCTTTATAAAGATGCTATTATAGAATACGCAAACAAGATAGATAACCTTGTTAACTCTTATAATGCTGCTACTGGTAGTAATCTTAAGACTAGAGAGTTCTTAGATAACAGACCTATAGATAAAACAAAAGTTGCACAGAACAGTAAAGTGTTTATAAGCACACTTAAGTCTGCACTCAATGTAGATGATAAAGCTGCTCATGAAATATACAATACTATTCTTAACAATGAAAATGTTAACTCTATTGGTGATACTATTGATGAGTGGTTAACACCTATTGATACTTTAAATACTAAGAACAGAGATGCTATTCAATTAGCTTTAAATAATCCTGAAACTAGAGCTAAATTTGTTAGGTTTTTATCTAACAATTTATTAGATAACTCTTATGCACTTGCAGCTAGAGGTGCAGCTATTAATACTAATAAAACACTTATTGGTAAAGATGGTGCTCATTTAGCAGCGTTACTAGATGCCGCCAATATATCTGACTCTGATAAAGCTTTTATGGCAAAAGAAATAAAAGACTTTATTGATATGCGTAATGGTAACTATAACCGTATTGAAAATAAATATTTTAGGGGTGCAATGGAGATCAGTACTTTTTTAAGTACCCTTAGCTCACTACCGTTAGCAGCAATCAGCTCTACAGTAGAGTATGCTATAATCTTCCGTAATTTAAACAAACCTCAATCTGTAAAAGCTATGAAAGCTTTATTAGCATCTCATGGTAATGAATTAGGTTCTGTTATGGCTGACCTTAGCTCTACTAATTATAGTCACCCTGATAAGAACATTCGTGTTGCTTTAAATAGAGCTGGCTTTAAAAGAGAACATGGTATTGGTAAACGTAACGATGTTGTAGCTGGCTACACACAAAAATGGAGTGAAGGTTTCTTTAAGATTATCGGTTTAAATTCAGTAACTAATATTACTAGAGCAACTAGATTGGCTATTGCAGCTGATGCTTTAAATAACTGGGTTAACACTGTAAGAAATAAAGATGGTATTTACTCAAATGAACAAGTTGTTATGGCTAATAACCATTTAATTAGGTTAGGTGTTGATGTAGATTTTATGACATCAGTAGAAGAACATAGTGAAGTTAATCAAGCTAGAGTAAATGAAAATCTTCAAAGGGGTTCTTATAACTTTGTTAATGAAGCTGTATTAGTTCCTAATGCACTTAACAGACCTAAGTTCTATAGTGATCCTTATTTAAAATTATTTACTACATTCCAAGGATATACCTCTACCTTTACAGCAACAGTATTACCAAGGTTACTTGGTGATCTTAAGTATTCAGGTTCAGATGAACAAAAGAATGCTGCATCTATTATTGCTTTAACTTTTGCATTGTCATTAATGGCATTGTATGTTAAAGACTTAATTAAGTATGGTGAATCACCACCTGACTGGATTAAAAAAGATAATGATAAACAGTTTCAAAGAATAATAAACCAAATGGGTACACTAGGTACTGGTCAAAGAGTATGGGATACTATAAGTAATATCTCAGATAACAGATACAGGTCTGATACTATGTATGGAACAGCTGCATTAATGGTAGCTGGGCAATCACCTCAATTATCTTATATTAATAAAATATTAGATTTAATAGAGAAACCAAGAATAGAAAAGGGTGCAAGGCTACTACCTATTGTAGGTGTAAGTCCCGCTTTTGCAGAAAGTTTTAAGGAGAAATAAATGGCTAAAGTCACAGGTATAGGTTCATATCAGAACGTACCTTCAGCAGTTCCTAAACCAGAGTTTGGGGTACCCCCAGTACCCCCATCTGGTAATGATCTACTTGATAATCAACTTGCAGCAAGACAAAATGCTGAAGCACTTATACCTGCAAATATGCAGTCTACAGGTAGTGCTAGTTATTCACCAGTTGAAGATGAAAGTATGATTGATCAGGAGGAAGTGGAGTTATCTAAGTATAACCCTCAACCATATTCTGATGTAGAGTCTGGTGCAGAACAAGAGGTGTTAACCCCTGAAGGTGAGTTAACCCCTTATGATATGCTTGCTCAACAACGTGAACAAGAAATTGCTGCTCAACAACAAACAGCAATGACCTTTCAAAGCATTGCTAAGATGAATAATGAAATGGAAATAAGAGAATCATTTCCAGCTTCAGTAATGCCTACTCAAGTAGGTACTATATTCAGGGCTACAAGAGACATTGCAACATCCTTAAACAACATTGATGTTACATCTACTGATGGTAACACATATAATGCTCTTGACTATATTAGTAATGGGTTAGGTACTACAACAAAAGCAACTGCTAACTATGCTACAGTAGCTAACATTCTTATGTTACCTATGCTTACAGGTGCGTCTAAGGGTATTAATGCTGATGTAGATATTGATCAAGATATTCAAGATAGCTTTGATGCTCTTGATTCAATACTAGGTAATTCAGAAGACTCTGTTGATCTTAAACCCGGGCCGAACAATAGCATGAACAAAGATGTTATTGCTAAAAGCTTAGGTAAAGTAATGGTTGCTTTATCTAGAAATGCTAATGCAGTAGATGAAACTGGCAGACCTATTGATCCTGAAACTCAACCTAGAGTTACTAGGTCAGCTGAAGAAATAGGTAATTTAGCATTAGATGCAGCTATTAATGATGGAATCTTTATGGAATCTACTGGTGCTGATGGTAAACCCAGCATCATAGTTAACCCTGTAGGTGGTACACCTCTCTACCAAAACAGTAGGCACATGGGTAGGGAGCTTACTAATAAGCTCTCTGGTAAAGCTCAAAAGTTTCCTGTTACTGGTAAAGGAGATTACATTGGTTCATTAAGAAATATCCGTGAAGGTGACCTTAAAAAAGTTAACTACACTGAGACACCTCAAATGAATGAAGCCAAAAGAATTGGTGGTAGTATAGGTAAAGCTATTAGCCCTCAGAAAGCTTTCTTTGGTGCTCAATTAGCTAACCTAGCTAAGTTACAAGTACTTTATCGTGGGCAACCTATTAATGGTTTAGATGTACTTAGTATGTTTAAGATTAACCCATCAGAAGTAGCTCCATTACCTGAAGTAAACATTCTTGAGGAAACAAATCCAGCTGTATTAGAGAATCTTAAAAAGAGAGAAGAAGATTTTAAAACTGTTGAGTTTAAAATGAATGGTATTACAAATGAGCTTACTGACTTTGCAGGGTTTATTGTAGACAAATCACTTAACTATACCCCTTATAAAGTAGATTATGCTTCTCAACGGTTGTATGAAGACCCATTAAACTTTAATGAGCAACGTAATAAATTAACTCGTGGTGCAATGACCTTTGCTGCTCCAGCATTTCAAATGACAGGTGACTATCATGTGAATGGTATTAGTAGAATGACTGCTGATAAGTTAGTAGAAAGAATTGGAAACAAAGCTAGAGGTAGAGATTTTGAATTGTCACCACAAGAAAGAGAATTATCTTTTTTAGCTACTGTTGGTAGAGTACTTGATGTAGGTAAAAATGTAGCTTCTAAAACAGAAAACATGTTGTTAAATGAAATGCTTACCTTAGTAACACCACAGCTTATTCAACGTTGGGGTGAAGTAGGTAGACAATTAAGATCTATTGTTCCTAATAATGACAAGGAAATTGTTAACACAATCTTTGCTATTGCTAAAGATAATGATAGAGTATTTAACGATAGTAAGAAGAAAATACCTTCTAACGTAGATATAGCTGCATTACCATCATTTGAAAACTTAATACCAGCACAGCTTGATGCAGTAAGAGAATGGTTAGGTAACTCTGATAGGGAAACTTGGGGTTATACTTTACAAGCGTATTTAGATATGGCTAATTACCTTGATGCTAAAAAAGGTAATAACTTATTTAACCCTAAAGTAACTGTAGCATTAGACATGAACAGTGCTGGTCGATCTGTTATTGCTGCTGATATTGGTAACGAAGAAATCTTATCTAGAGTAGGTTTAATCTGGGAACACTATACTGATCGAGAGTTTCAGGATGTAGTACCCGGAGAAAAGGGAGATCCAAGAGCTTACTTCACTGATGTTGCTAACAAGCAAGGCTTAGAGATAGCTTTTTCTGAAGACTCATCTGACAAGAAACAGCTATGGAGAAACATACTAGAAAAGTATGGTGGTAAAGGTGTTAAAGGTGCCACATCATTTAATAAAAACTTTGGTAAAAAGGTTTTGTTAACCTCTGATTATGGTAAACCTTTGCAGTACCACATTGAAGAAGCTAAAGACTTCTTAGCTGCTTACCCTGAGATTCAAGAAGAACTAATGAAGTACTATAATAATGACTTTAAAAAAGTAGTCATGGATCTTAACAGTATTTTTAAACACACTTTAAAACTATCTACAGAAGAATGGCAGTATTCTTTACCTAAACAAATGGTTAAGATGCTACAGATGTTTGATAAACTACCTCACCCTGAAGGATACTTCGGAGAGAGAATGAGTTTAGGTAACTTTACTTCACAGGAAACTGGTGATTCAATAGAAATTAAAAACAAAACTACTGGTAAAAGTAGAATGTTAGCGTTAACTAAAGCTATGTTTGACCCTAATGCTGCGGCAAAAGATAAGAACACTAAAGATTTAGATGGCAATACTATTGCCCCTCCCGGTCCCGGCACTGCAGCTATCAACCAAGTTGGTCCATTAATGGGTCAATATCGTGAATCTATTATTGTTGCTGAAACAATGAACTATATTAACGGTGGTAAAGATGCTGCTAAGATGCGTAACTTAGCTCCTGTATTTGATAACTTTATTGTTGACTCTAATAGTTATTTGTTTGTTCACTATGTTGCTAACAATATTATAACACCTAAAGTTCTTGAATGGAATATGTCTAAGTCTTTTCATAAAGATTGGACAGATAAAATGAAAGAGATGAGTGAGTTATTAAGAGGAAAAGAAGAAGTTTTAGTCGGTAAAGGTACTGACTATGCAGGATTTGTTAGTACACTTGATAGAGAGTATAGCTATCTACAAGGTGAAAACTTAACTAGAAGACAAGAAGAATTTAAAAAGTTTTTAGAATCAGGTTCTAGTGGTTATATACCCCCTACAGAAGGTAGACCAGAAGTATTTAAAGTTACTAGCAAGCAATTTCAAAATAGCTTAGCTAAGCTAAATCAATTCTATGGACTACACGGTAATACAGGTGAATATAAGTTTCATAAATGGTTAGTAGAAGGTGGTATTAGACGACAGAAAGCATTAGCTAAAATAAAAGCTCATGCTGCTAAAGGTCAGATTTACTTCTTTACATAAAATAAAAAGCCCCTCAAGGATTATTCCTTGAAGGGCTATTTTTTTTTAATCTTACAATAAAGATTTGTACATATCTAGTGCTGCACTCTTATGTTGACTTGCAACTTTATTCGCTTCATCTTGTGTATACAATCTACCAGTCTCATCATTGTTTAATTCAGTTAAACCAGAGATTGTTTGATCATGTACTTTATTGATAACATATGGGCCAAGATCAGGTGTGTACAGAAGACTATCTGGTATATCGATACCTACTTCTTTCATTTCCTGTTGAAATTCTTTGTCATCATAATCATGGCCCCTTAAGGCTTGTACATTAAAAGACTTCTTCATACTATACTCCTACCTAATGTGGCTTTAAGTTTCCAATTTAGTTTAGATAAACCTTTTAGGTAGTCACCTATTAAAGTATTTAAACCACCATAACACTCTGACTTTTCAAATATAACTTGTCCAACTTCCATAATAGTATCAAGGTCTTCTTGTAATTCATTGAACATATCCTTACTAGACTCTTTACCCTTTTTACACTCTACTATATTAGTTAGTTCTAAGATATCAGCTAAGCTAGGTAATACAGTTTTATCTAATTGTCTAATCTGTTCACCAATATTATCGTGTTGATCCCATAAAAATTGATAGACTTCTTCTAACAATCCATGATCTTGTGCAAACGTAACGCCTTGAACATTGAAATGAAAACCATGTGACTTATAGTAGGCAGTGAAGTTATCGGCATATAGCTTTCTAAGTAAGCTAACCATCAACTGATTATCTATCATTTCTTTTCTTCCTTTTTCTTTTGTCCAAAGATCTTATCATAGTTATCTTTAAATTTTTGTTCGTCAGTAGGACGTCTATTACTGCCCTTACTCATTAGCCTCTTCCCAATCCATATCACATGTGTCATAATTTACAAAATCTAAATGACAATTTGCTGGAGGAAAATAACCCATACCTCGTAAGAACCTTTCAAACTGTTCTACTACTTCAGTGATATGAGAATGAGCAGACATTTCCATACGAGTAATTAGTTTGGGATTACTATGTGTACACTCAAAGACAATACTGTCTCCACGCATATCTTCAATATCATATTCATTAATCATCTGATTTCCCTAATAACTGACCAAGTGATTTTATTTTGGTGTTTTTATTTTCTAACTCTTTTGCTTTTCTTGCTTCAAAAAAGCTATCTTTATTTTCTTCCATAAATTTTTGCATTGTTAATAATTCATTAATGATTAAAGATAATTTCTTAAACTTTTCAGCATAGTCTTTTTCTTTCCACACACTGAATTCTAAATTAATGCTTCTGTTACAATCAGATAATGTAACATCCGCTTCCATAGACCAATCGTTAACATAACAATGAGCTTCAATAGCTGCTAATCCATGTTTACTATTGAGGAATTTTCGTGATCTGTATTCTTTAGATTTCATTACATTAAACCCTTCATTGATTTAACAATAGCACAAAAGATATAGTCTTTAGATTTCTGTTCAGTAGGTAATTCACTATAAGGAACCATACAAGGATGTTCTTTATTCTCAACATCTTTAATTTCACCGTATACCCAACCATCTAATTCTTTTTCTTGATACCAAGAATTATGGCTAGCTTCAGGGCCAGCATTAGGGTTATTGTAATGGAATACCACCCCATTGTACGCTGATTGTTTCTGCCAATCAGGTGCTTCTTCCCATAGTAATTGAGAATCATCCCCTAAAGATAAACAGTAAGCACGATTAGTTTCATGACATACTTTGGCAATATTTTCTAGTGTTGGTTTCATATGTGTCCTTGTTGGTGGGTCATGCATGAATCGAACATGCACTCGTGACTTAGAAGATCACTGTTCTATCCATTGAACTAATGACCCTATTAAATGGTTGCGACAATTGGGTTTGAACCAATGACCTAGCGATTATCAATCGCTTGCTCTACCAACTGAGCTATGCCGCATTGTATGGTGGTTGCGGAAACTGGGATCGAACCAGTGACCAAGGGATTATGAGTCCCCTGCTCTACCATTGAGCTACTCCGCAATGATTCCTATTAGGGGTCAGCTGGGCTGTCCAGTAATAAAATCTTCTAACTCTTTTACAGTAATAGCACCTACTTTTGTACGCAAAAGATTATCATGATCATCTGTAATAGCAAACGTAGGTACAGCTTTTACGTTAAACTTAATAGCAAGATCTTTATCCTTATCAACATCAATGTGATGAATCAATGCTCCATACTCAATCATGAAATCAATATCTTTGATACGATCATTCATAATCTTGCATGGTTGACAAGTAGACGTAGAGAATTTATATAGGTTAATCATAACTCACATGCTCCTGCAGTACAAGCTAACATCTGAGCGCCTTCTACATTGTCACGATCTTCTGTAAACAAGTCCCAATTAATATTAGGCTGTGTAGCATACAAACTTTCGTAAGTAGAATCATCAATAGTTTCATATGGGGCTTGATGATAAGTACCACCATCATCAGGTAAGAAGCTGATACCAGTACACTCATCAAAGTGTTCGTATACCCATGCACCTACCTCCATCCACTCATGTTCTTTAACAGAGATAGTTACGGATGGTTTGTGTTCGCACCATTGACGCTGGTATGTTAACCATAAATCTAAGTGTTGCATAGCAGTAAGGTTCTGACGAGTAAATCCTTCACACTTCATAGGGAAAGAGAATACAACTGTTTGTTCAGGCTTCATAAAGCATGGTTCATTACTAACACCTTGCTCGATAAGGAACTGTGTTAATGGATCCTTAATATCCTGACGAATACGTCTGATGTAATATGGAGCATGACCAGGATGAATGCCACTACTTGTTAGTGTTAATTGAGATACAGTACCTTCAGGTTTAACACAGGTAATAGCTGCTGACTCAGGTACACCTAAGATCTCAGACCATTCTTGATTTGTTACACGAGCTACATCACGTAGTTCGGCTAATAACTCATCAAGATATTGTGGACCTTCATTACGTAGATGTTTGTTATCTAAAATACCAGTCATAGATACACCTAATAGACGTTCTGATTCTGTATTTGTTCTCCATACATCTCGAAGGTAAGGGAAATAAGTTAAAGTTGACTGCATGGTACCCATAATAGTAGCCACTCTGACCTTGTGTTTGAGGGACTCAGGAGTATCCTCTGGTGAGACAACAACGGTGGATAGGTTACAAAACTGGTAGGGTTGTAGGATGATTTCTGAACAGGGATTAGTTCCGTAATCAATATCATCTGGTCTGCGTCCCCATTTTGCTGCTTGTTTTTGTGATGCTTCACGATTAAAAATTCCTCGTTCACCTGAATGACTGTTATAAATGTCTAACCATTCTTTCATAAACTCACCCATAGAAGGTTTGCTGTTATATACAGCTGAGTTATTAGCTAATGCACGTTCACCATGGTTCTTCCACCATTCACCTGCTTTAGCGGTAGCATGGTCATGATCGCCTAAGTCACCTAAGCTAATCATAGCTGACCTACGTACACCGCCTACAACAACTACCTCACCAATCTTACACATGATATCATGGCACTCGATAGGCTTTAGCTGACGCCCTTGAGCTAAGGTAAATTTAGCAATAGTATATTTAAATAATTCTACTAATGGACCAGGACCAGAGGCACGACCGCCAAAGGTCTTCAGAGGGGTACCTGCTGGTCTCACCTTGGAGACGTCCCACTGAGGGATTACCCCACTATACAGGCATTGAATCAGTTGCTTGTAGGCCTCACACCAGCCTTCTTTGCTATCCCCTACTACAATAGTAAGGGCTAATTCTACAAGGGAAGGTACTTTAGGTAATGTAGAAGTATACTTAACCTCTGCCGAGAAGCCTACTCCTGTACCACATAATAGAATGTACATAGCTTCGTCAAAACAACGAGGATGGTCTACAGGTAAGTAAGAACAATTGTATGCAGCTACATTGGTACGTCTTAATGCTTCTCCAGCGGTCATAATAGAACGCATAGATGGTAGAACCTTTAGTTCTTTAATAGAGTTCTCTAGCATAGGCCAGATAGAATCATTAGGGTTTAATTTATCTTTTAATTCCCCTTTAAAGAATTCAATCCATCGAGCAGAAGTTTCATCCCAGTTTTCTCTACGTTTTTGTTCAGGTAGGTAGCGAGAATAACGAGATTTAGCAATTAGGTTTTGGTAAGAGTTCATGGTATCCTTTTAATTATTGTTCGGTATTAGGGGTCAACTAGCAGAAAAAGTATTTTGAATCATAGACTTGCTGTAAGTCTAGGTTACCTGCCTCAGGTTGAGGATAAGCAAACGTACTTTTGTTTAGCATCAATGTATCCATAAGGTTATTAAAGAAATCAGGGATATCATATTGAGCTATGAAGGTCATCTTAGTTACTTCCTGAAGAAAATCCACTTCACTGGCATGAGTACTAAAGCTATCGTGAACGGCAGCAAAGCTACTGTTAAAGATACTAATAGTATTGGCCATATGGGAGGCATCGTAACTATGTACCACGTTAGGACTAATGCCAGAAGCAAAAGACCTTCTACAAGGGACTTTTTCTCCAGTTTCTTTATTGAGTACATCCACTTTAATAACATGGTTAATCCTACCTTTAGTATTCCCGGGTATACCTTTAATAGTACCCTTATGTTTACGTTCATGTTGCAAGAAAGATTTATAGATGACAGGAAAGCCTGATGGTGTATGCCATGACATTTGGTTACGACCAGAGTTAAGTTCGTGCTCTGCAATCTTCTGTAAATACTTAGTAGTCTTTAATGGACCAGAACAAACTGTGTTGATAGCCTTAATAAGATTACTGGCTAACTCACCACACTCTTGTTCAGTGATACTGTACTTAACAGTGAATCCTTCTACGTGACAGTCATCGTACATGTTCTTAGCTATACGTTGTTTACCAGCTGAGTATGCACGAGTCATTGAACCTCGTTTAGCAATACCTTTTCTGATGTCCTTCATGGGCATCTTTTTATTTTCAAAATAATTAGGCATCAATCCAATAAGTTCTTTAGCTACAGCTACATAGAAATCTTTTTGAATATCAGTAGGCATCAATGATACTAACTTACCTGCTTGTTTATCCTTAGACATAGCAGCTAAGTGCTGCCAGCCATTGTTACTTCCATCAATAGGAATAGGAAAGCCAGACTTATATGGTAAGCCTTTAGCTTTACAACGCATATAGTTAGCTATTTCACAACAACAAGCAAGTAAACTATAGGGCTTTTCAGCTGATTGATCAATGTATTTTGTCTTAGCAATACTACTAACTATATTAAGGTTATTATCTACCCAAGCTACTCTGTCTTCTAGAGTCATCTTATCAAGTGAAATAGTATCTAATCCTTCTTGAGTAAGATAAGTCTTATAATCAGTAGCAAAGTATTTAGGTATTTCATTGATGTTAAATGATTTATTGTAACATCCTGCTGTATGAACCTTTAGCCAGAATAAACCACGATCAGTTACTTCCTTTTTATTCTCAAATAAAAAGAGACTACGAGCTAAGTCACTACCCTGAAATTCTAAGAATGATTCAGCATAATACACTCGACCACGATAGTCACAAGATACTTCTTGATAGAATGTTCTATCATCTACTAGCTCTGCTTTCTTTAACACTTGATTATATTCAAAGAACTTACTTAGCATACGTTGTAGCTTAGGATCTTTTTTACCTAAGAACGTTGTACCATCTAAGTGTTTAAGTTCTTTAGGTAATTCTAAGTTTTCATAATGGATATTGTAGTTATACATTACACCATCATTATCTACTAGCTCTAATACTTCTTTAGGTTTAGTAAATTGAATGCCTTGTAATACATCTAAGTTTATTTTCCAACCTTGTTGTCTTAATATCTCAAGTGATTTAACAAAAGGTTTATCAAGGTATTCATGAAACAATTTGCTGTTAGTCCAGCCCTTAATAAAAGGTTCTTTAGTAAGGTTACTGTATAGACCAGCAATAGGTAACAAAGGTTCAAATGAAGTACCAATCAATGTTGGTTTAATATTGTCAGGCATATTAACAATACGCACCATGTAAGGTGCCTTGAACCCTTCATACTCACGGAATATATCTATGAGTCCGTCTTGGAGAAATACTTCGAGTAAAATGTCTCCAAGAGCGAGAGTTGATTTGATGTTGCTTTCATCAGTTCCAATAGCTCTTGCAATTCTTTTTCCGATAAGGTCACTTGCAAAAGTAAGTTTAACTGATGCACTGTGAGTTGCATTCTTGTTGCGAATACAGTACCGTAATAGTGTGTCCCACGATTCATTGACAAACCTTTCTAAGTCATATTCCCATGTTGGATGATGTGCTAATAGTCGAGCACCCTCATTATAAATCTTATCTGAGTTGACTACGACTTTAGCTACTCTTTCAGATAAGTATTGTACTGGATTCATAAGTTCCTTAAGCGAAGTCTACCATTGTTTTCTTGTATAAACGACCTGTGTCAGCGTCATAATGGGTTGTACCACATCGACCTGTTAGGCCAGTAAGTCTTGATTTAAGTACTTGAAGTTGAATTGTGTTACGAATATTAACATCATCATTAGTCATGTCACGAGCAAAGCCAATAATATCAAACGCAATTTGTTTAATAGAGCCTGAACCTTTGATATCATCTAATGAAGGTAATTTACCTTCTTCAAATGGAGTCATACCAAGACCTGATTTACGTAGGTGACTAATAACACCTAACCAGATGTTATGTTTCTTAGTGATTTTAAGTAGGTCAGACATGAATGAATCAACTGCTTCATTACCAGTCTTACCCTTAGCACCTTCAGATACAGCAATAGTAATGTGATCTAAGATAATATACTTACAACCCATAAGAGCTAAGTGTTCCATTTTATCTACTAATGATTCATCACTAACAGAACCCTGATGGTCTAGTAATACTAAGCGTTCATCACCAAATACTTCTTGAAATGCTTTGTATTTATCTTCTTCAGATACTTCTTCTCTGTTTAAGTTACGATGTAGCTTCATACCAATAAACTTTTCAGCTGTATCACCTACTGATTCTTCAAGTGAAACCATACCGATCATGTCATTTGTTTTAGCTAAGAGTTCTAATACAATCTCTTTAATAACAGTTGATTTACCTGAGCCAGTACCTGAGGTGAACAATACAATCTCACCCATACGAATACCTTTAATCTTTTCATTAAGACCATCAAGGCATTCAGGATAAGGGATAGATACAACAGAATCTTTAAGCTTATATTGTGTCCAGATATCTTCACCCTTAACTACATCTGCTGGGCTATATGAACGAACATTAAAGATACATTGCATTAAAGCATCTGAACCATGTTTAATTAACACATCACATGGATCCTTCTCAGGTAATGTTGCTATCTTAACCTTATCATAACCAATAATCTTAGCTGCTTGTTGAGTAGCTTTCTGACCGGGTTCATCCATGTCAAACATTAAAACTACTTCATCAAACTTCCTGAGCCATTCCCTTTGTGCGAGTACAACTGCCATTGCTGATGCTGAAGGTAACGCCACTGCGGGATAGAAACGTTTGTACTTATCATACTGGGCTTGTGCCACGGCAAGAGCATCCAGTTCTCCTTCAGTAATAATAATCCGCTTACCACCTGTGGAAACATTCTGGCCAAACAACTCAGTGTCTTTAAAGTTACCATGTGTAGTAAATGTTTTAGGTAGCTTACGTTCTTTATACGCAACAATAGCACCATCTTTAGTGTAAGGATAGAAGTGGCTAACGATAGAACCATCCTCACCATAGCTAACTTTAACACCATAGTGTGCTGCAACAGCTTTATGGATACCTCGTTCTTGAAAACCTCTTGTGTCATAATTCTCGATTTCCTCTAATGTATGCATGGAATAATTCTCTTTGTGGTAAACAGTTGGTATAAAATTAGGATCAATAGGGGAGGACTTCTGGCAACTAAAGCAGAAGCCCCATTCATCATCTTCCTTATAGCTAAATGCGTCTGATGAATCACACTTAGGACATGGTGCATGTACCCATCTTGTCATTGCCAATCCCTATTTTCTTTTAGCTCTCTAATTTCTTTTCTACGTTCTCTGGCTTCTTGTTGTGTAGTTTTTTTCTTAGTGAATTGTTGTTTAAATTCATCTTTAAGTTGAACATACTCAGGTAATGGTGTGTCTTTAGTTTTACTGTTTTTCATTTTGAAGGCTTAATAAATTTTACTGCTCCAATGTTTCCATTGTACCAAACTCTTTCTCCATCTTCTGTAAGATCTCTCGAAAGTACTTCTGATGCCCATTGCTCTTGGACCTCCCGATAAGTGAGCATTCCTCTACCGAAGACCCAGTCGAAGACAACAAAAGTAAATGATGATATTCCGTAGTAGTTAATATCGTCCAACAATTCTCTGCACGAGGATTGATAATACTTCCAATCACTTTCTTTACGAGTGACAGTTCGTCTGGTTGATCCGGGTTTAAGCTTTTTTGACTCACTGATTAATTGCTTTCTTCCAATGTATCGTCTTCCTGTTTGGAGGTTTTCAATGTAGTAGATGAATCCAAAGGCTCCGTCAGGCTTGTCGCTGAGGGTGTTCCAATGTCCGTAGTCAACCATGTCAATCTATCCTTAAGTTCTTCCATTGATAAGGGTCTGAGGTCTTCATCAAACTCTCTGATATAAATGCAGTTAGCACACTTTACGAAATTATTATACCATGTTTCAGGTTGTTTGCTTTTCCAGATCTCAATAACCTTATCCCACAAATGAATATTAGGTGTATCCTTAATTAGCTTCTCAGCTGTCTTAAGACCTACACCACGTAATCCTTGGATGTTATCTGTAGCATCACCTGTAAGCAACTGTGACATTAAGAATCGATATGATTGCATGTCATCTAAATGGTATATCTCATTAGTCCTAAAGTTGTGATGCCATCCTGAGATAGTATTTAAATCTTTGTCAATATGAGATACGATAAAAGTTTTACCTTCATCAAGAGCTTTACGAGCTGTAATACTACACAGATCATCTGCCTCACCATTGTCACCAGCTACACAGAAGTCTTTAGCGTATTCATATAACATATCAATACGATCTTTTACTTCAGGTTCAATAGTATCTTTACGATTTCCTTTATAAGCAATATCTACTTGGTACCTAAAGTTGTTAGTGCCTTTAATAAACACTACACCATTAGGTGCTCCAGTTAATTCCATAATATCAGCAAGTTTTTTATCTAAGTTTTTCTTACATAAAGCGGGTGATGCCTCAACAAAAGCAATCTGATACATGATACTGTCTGCATCAATGATTGCTAAGTCAAACTGCATATCATTATCAGTGTACTTCTGCATATGTCTTTCCAATGTGAGCGTCACCACCCATACAATTAATACCAAACCATTTAGGTGCTTCAATGAACGCTTCAATGGCTAACTCTTTTACTTCTTCTGCATATTCATCTTTAACTACAACAGCTAATTCATCATGATAATGAATGCTAAAGTAATAATGTATACCTCGTTCTTGTAGCTTTTGTTTGAGGTAAACGATAGCTGCTTTACAAGTGATACCTTCAGCTGTTTGTAATAGGTAATTTAATACTTGATGCTTAGAAGATACAAAGATAATACGACCATCAATACCACGAATGAATGCTTTGTCTTTACCAAACTGACTGGAAGTTCTTTCAAACATTCCTTCAAGCTTTTCTTTAAGTTCTTTTAATCCGGGAATTGAACTTTGAAACTTATCTATTGATTCTTGTCCTCGTTTAGCATCTGTTTTTCCTGTGAGGATGAGTCCCAATTTTCCTGCTCCACCTCCAAACAAAAAAGCATATAGCCAAGGCTTAGCGAGCTTACGACTAACACTAAGAGCGTTAGCATTCCGAGTATGAACATCTCCATTGATTACCTCATTAGTAAAATCATCGTTACCAATGTAATGACATAGACCACGCATCTGGTTACCCGCTGAGTCGGCTCCCACAATAGTAGTTCCATCTTCGCAAGTAAGTAATCCCCGCATTTCTCTGCCATAAACTGAATCAACGCTAGGGAGATTAGCAACAAGCTCATGACGACAACGAAAGGTAGGAGTCCCAATAGTCCACATACGCCCATGAAGACGTTGGTCTTTTGATTGTTTAACAGCATCAATCCATCCTTCTAAAATACCTTTACGGCTTCTGATAGTGTAATACTCAGACACTAGCATAGCATCTGGTCCAAGCTTTTCTAATGAAGATTCAGTAATCTTAGGTGACTTATTAACAAACTTACCATTAATCTTTTCAACATTCCATTCATCTGGAACCCATCCAAGACTATACAACCAGTCTTTAACAACCTCAATGCTACCTACTTTACCTTGTTCAAAGCTAATACGAGTATATGCACCAGCAATAGGTCTATCTTCACGACCTCTTTCTAATTCATACCCAAAGTGTTTAGCAGTGTTAACAGTATAGCAACCATCTTTACGCCATGCAGGTTCTTTAGGTTCTTTATCTAACTTAATGCAACGCATACCAATTTTAGGCTCAAGTACTGATTCAATAGCATCAAGCTTATTATTAATATTTGTTAATAGTGTTTGAGCTTCTGCCATATTGAACATCCAACCTTTGTGTTGAATCTCTGCTTCAATCTTAGCAAACTCCATTTCAACCTCGATACCTTTCTTGTATAGAGCGTTAGTTTTAATCAGTTTTAAAGCTTCTTCTGCAAGTACCTTATAAACTTTAACATTAAGTTCTACATCTCGGATACAATAAGTCAGCATATCTTTACTGTAATTATTGAATTCATTGAATTCTAATTTAGCAAATCCTAATTTAGAACCCCAACCCTCTAAGCCATGTTTATGTTCACGCTTATATTGATTGAGCATAGATAATATCCATGTGTCAACAATTGTTTGAGTACTTTTAGGCTCCCATCCAGTTAATCGCTTGAGTACTACATTATCATAACCAATAATGTTATGACCTATAAGTACATCTGCTTTATGAAGTTCATCAAGACCTTTATTTAAAGATTCTAATTCATCATCATAATCTGAATAACATTTACGTTCGTATGTATCAGTATTGATAATAACTAGCAGCCAGATTTTGCTTACTGTATCGAGTAAACCATCTGTTTCAATGTCATACACATATCTTATTTTTGCAGTCATGGTATATCAGTTCCATAGTAAGCTGTATAGGGTGCTTCCAATACTCTAGCTTCAATTTCCTCAGGATCAAAGAAATATTCTTCTCGAATGTCTTCAGACATAGTCATTTTAGGTATTTTAAAACCTGTTCTTCCAGTTAAATGTTGGCATACATGAACTATCTCATGACAGATTATAGCTATAAATAACGACATAGCATATTCAGTGTATTCACATTCATTTAAGAATGGGTCTCTAACTTGTACTAAGATTCTACCATCTTCATCATTGAACATAGTAAGACCCATATCACCATTACCATCTAAAGGGTATTCAACAGCACATATCTGTATCTTTATAGGGTGCATAATAATAGGGGCATTAAACCTTATTACATAGTCTTCAAGACAACTCCAAAATAATTTAGCTATAGCGTTTTCAGAATTAGGTAGACAAGCTATTTCTAATTCTATACCGGGGAATAGTTTATTTTTCAATGGGAGTTACCTTAACATTAGGTGAACCATATTCTTGTAACTCATGTGCCATACCTAAAATAAGTTCATTAGCTAAATCTATTTGATCATATGCTTCTTGGAGATCATTTGTTAATTTCCAATTGTATACGCCTAAAAGAACAAGAGCACCAGACAGTAAATATAATTCTACCATAATAGCCCTGTCCTAGCTAACCATTCTTGATTAGCTAGTTTGGTTGTTGAGTATTCTTCATTGACCATAACATCATTGTCCTTAAGAAATTGTATTCCATCTGTACACTTGTATGTGTCAATATACACTAGTCTTTTAATACCTACCTGATAGATAAGCTTTGCGCAATCAATACAAGGGCTAAGGGTACTATAGAGAGTAGCCCCATTACTAGATAAGGTTGATCTAGAAACTTTAGCAATAGCCTGAGTTTCAGCGTGTAGAACCATTGATTTAGTTTGTCCATCAGGATTTTGGGTTTCATTGTTCCATCCTCGTGGTGTTCCATTATAAGAAAAAGAAATGATGTTATCATCTTTTACAATGACAGCACCTACTTTACGATCTTCAGCATAGCTTTGTTGAGCTACTAACTTGGCTATGTTCAGATAAAACTGATCCCAATCTTTCTGCGTTTTCATATTGGTTTGCTAACTCCTGTATCTTTAAAGCTATTTCACTAAGTAGCCACATATCTGTAGCGTTTTTAGGTGGTCTCAATAATAGTAATAAGCTTACTATATTACCATGGTCTTCAATTAGCATGTGCATTATCCCATAAGTCATAATTAGCTTTTTTATTTTCATAAGCTAATGTTACGTTCTTACGATTTAATTTCCAATCATCAGCTAATAACTGCATCATAGCAATAAGTTGACCCATTTCTTCTTCAAGATGAGCAGCATTTGTTATGTTTGTTACTGGTGATTCATGATCAATACCAAACCTTAATACCTTAGAAATAGCTTGAATTACTTCAGCACATTCTTCTTGGGTAATACGTGCTATAAGATTATTATTCATCGATATAATCTACTTCTACTACGCTGTATGTTTCTTGACTATTAAGTCCTGGCTCTAACATTTCACTTACAGCCATTAACACTGTGTCTTTATCTAATTCACTTTCAAATTCAATTACGACTGTTACCATTGTCTTTTTCATGCTCACTCCTATTAGGGGACAACTGCGGTTTAAGGTTGAAATTCTTCAGCATCAATGTAGCTACGGCTACTTAACTCTCTAATAACTTCACCGGGTAATTCATATACACCATCATAGTCATTTAAGAACATACATTCATCAAACCATAAACCACCAGCACAATCTTCTCCTAGTAATTTGTGTTCAAAGAATCCATATTTAGCATCTAAATCAATATGAATTTCAAAGTTGCGTGTATCAATTACTTGATTATAGTTATATGTTTTGCACCATTCTTGTGTAGACATACTAATCTTTCCTTAAGTTATTACTCATGTTGTAATACATATGACACTTAGTTGCTCTTATTTGTAACAATAGCATTGTTTCTAACTCAAGCATTTCTTGATCTGAACCGTATGCAAGAATAGTTCTTATGAACCTTGATGGACAATCGTTGTATTCTTCAAGCATCTGTTCAGAACTGCAGATATATCCATCATTTGTTGTTCCCTTGTGCTTTCCAATGTACTTTCTATCTGTGTCTTTATTGATCCAAAGATACACAAATGACTCACCGCTTGAGCTATAAGCGTTAGATTCACTGGACACTTCTCCATTAGACACTCCATTAATATGGTCTTGCCATATTTCTTTTACATAAGCTACCATAGGTTTTCCTTTAGGTGCTCGCCATAGCACTACAAATGATGCAGAGCCTTCATTAGCACATAAGTAATCATAAACCCATTTGTTATGTAAGCCTGAATACTCGATACCTTCAATAGTTACTTTGACCATTGACTTACCTGAGTCAGAAGTATACGCATCTACTTCATCAACAGTGCATTCATATATGTCAAAGTATTTGTCAGTACCAGCAACAAATCTTTTAACTGTTTTTAATAAGTTCATTTAATTTCCATTTGATAGCTTCATGCCAGATACCTAGTGCATCCATAATGCTTGTATGTTCAAATGAGTAATCAATATCTTCACCTGCTTCATAACGTCTTACAAAATCAGTTAAAATATTTTCAGGTAGATGTCCTACATGGTTAAGGTAAGCCTCTACAAAGGCTTTTTGTTGATCTTCATTCATTTTGCTAACATATATAAACCCACGTTACCGAGGGCATATCCAAAGTAAGTTATTGCCATACCAGTATTACCCCTATATAACTGTTCAAGTGATATATAGAGGTATACTACTCCAATAGTTGCTATTAACCAACCTGACATTTATCTGCCTCGACTTTGCAGATTGTATTAATAAGTGCCATAAATGCAGTGATTACTGCTGGTTTATCTTTGTTACTACAGTTATTAGAAACATTCATTGCATACTCTAATGCTTCATCTACTGTATTAAACGTAATGAATAGATCACTTTTGTGTTTGATTAGTTCCTGCATTTTCTTCCTTAAAATATTTTAATGAATCTCTAAGAATATTAATAAACGCATATTCGAGTAACATTTTATGTTCTTCGGGTGTGTATTCAAATTCAACAGTTGCGCTACCGTCTTCATGTTCTTTAATCGTATTTACTTTCATTTGTTTCCTCATGTGGATGTTCATCGATGTCATAGATAGAGTAAAAGTCATGTACTCTTTTTAAACTTTTTAAAAACTTTTTAATTGCTTTGCGATCTTTTTCAACATCAATATGGTATACTCTTTGATGT